CTACTGCCTCAAGAATTTCCGTGCCGCATAAAGGCTTACCGCCGCCGCGTTCGACACGTTGAGCGAGCGGATGGCGCCGGGCATGTCGAGGCGAGCCAGTGTCGTCACCGTCTCGCGCGTCTTCTGGCGCAGGCCCTTGCCTTCCGCGCCCAGCACCAGGGCAAGCTTGTCGCCGGCAAAGCTCGTTTCGAGTTCGGCCGGGCCGTCCGAATCGAGACCGATTGTCTGGAAGCCGGCCTCGTGCAGTTGCGCGAGCGCGTCGGCCAGGTTCTTCACCTCGATCTGGTCGATATGTTCGAGCGCGCCCGAGGCTGATTTCGCCAGCACGCCCGATTCCTGCGGGCTGTGGCGCGCCGTGGTGATCAGCGCGCCGGCATCGAAGGCGACCGCCGAGCGTAGGATGGCGCCGACATTGTGCGGATCGGTGATCTGGTCGAGCACCAGCACCAGCTTTGTATTGCCGAGAGCGTCGAGGCGCTTGGGCTTCAGCGGCTCGGCCTCGATCAACGCGCCTTGGTGCACGGCATCCGAACCCGTGATCTTGTCGATGTCCCTGGGTTCGACCAACTCCGCCTTGAAGGGCAGGGCCGCGAGGTCGGCCAGTCCCAGCCGCTCGGCGGCATTGCGCGTCACCAGCATTTTCCGGATCTTGCGGCGCGGATTGTCGAGCGCCGCGCGCACCGTATGCAGGCCATAGAGCCGCACCAGCCCGTCGGCTGCGTTCTCGCCCGGCGGCATGGGCTGGCGCGGCCGGAATGCCGGCGCGCCGCCGCTCTTTTCGTCGCGGTGTGCACGACGCAGCTTGGCGTAGTGGGTGTCTTTCGGGGTGCCGGTCTTGTTGCTCATGGCCGGCTTCTATAGCGGTCTCCGGCGGCCAGGGATATGGCCCGTCGCCGCAGCCGGCGAACAACATCGAAAAACCCTTCCCACGCGGTTGACACCCACTGGCCTTGCCGCCATAAGGCGCTTCGCTGATTTCGGAGAAGTGATACTCGGGTCCGGATCGGCAAGAATGCCTCGTTGCATGGCTCCGGCGGCAGACTGGAGAGGTGCCCGAGTGGTTAAAGGGGACGGACTGTAAATCCGTTGGCTTAGCCTACGTTGGTTCGAATCCAACCCTCTCCACCACTGCCGGCCCGGAAGCCCTGAAACGTGAAAGCATCGGAGGCGAAAAGCGCATGGCGCTTTTCCGTGGAATCCGGTACTTCAGTGCACGGCGCGGGTATAGCTCAGTGGTAGAGCAGCAGCCTTCCAAGCTGAATATGCGGGTTCGATTCCCGCTACCCGCTCCAGATAACCACTTGAAATCACTATCAAAATTTCGCTTTTGAAATTGCGCCGTGTCACGCGTGTCACTGGCGTGTCACTGCCTCAGTTTGGCCCGTGCTTCGGCCACCTTGCGGTTGTTGTCGAGATCGCCGTTGCGGACATAGCCTTGCGTCGTCTTGGACGTGGTGTGGCCGGCCATCTTGCGCGCCGATTCGAGATCGGTGGCGAGTTCGGCTTCCGAGATCGCGCCGGCACGGGTATCCATCGACCAGACGCTTGCCGGGACCTTGGCGGCCGTGGCTATGGCTCGCCAATCGGTGGCATAATAGTTCTCGCGGTATGGCAGGCCCGTGACTTCCGAGACGACCAGAGGTCCGAATGCTGGAAGCTTGATCCGCTTCAACACCATCTGGACCAATGGACATTTGCTGAGGTCATGCTCGGTCGCCACCTTGTTCTTGGAGGTGATGGGCACAGTCAGCACCTGCTTGGCGGAAATATCGGCAACGGTGAGGCCTCGCCATTTGGTGTTGCCGCGTACGATCCCCCCGGCGTCGCCATCCTCGATCGGCAACCACTCGCCGATAATATGGATGCGGCGCAGAGCGGTGTCCCATTGCAGCGCCTGGGTGAGTGCAATCGACGGCCGCTTCAGCCTTATCGCCCTCGCGCAGATGGCAAGTGCATGACGGTATTCCATCTTGACGCGCCGCGGTTCCGGTGTGGCGAATTCCATCAAAGACAGGATCTCGCGCGCCTGAGAGCATCCATCCAGACGTTCCGTGGTGCCGAAGGAAAAGACAGACCGGAGCTTGCGGATCGCGCCATGTGCGCGACGGCTGCGGCTTTTGCTGCCCCATTGCTCGAACCAGCGTCGGAAATCGGAGCCGACCAGGTTGCGCACCAGGCGTTTTCCGACGGTGTCGACGATGAGTTTCAGGGAAGGATCATAGTCGCGGATGCGCGTCGGATGTTTCAGCGACTGGTAGGGTGATTGGGGGTGCGTCCTGTAGATCAGCACGGCCGATGCCACCGACCCGTCATACTGAGGGGCCTTGCCGTGGTCCTCCAGGTCGGCAAGCAGCTCGTCGGTCCAGGTTCTGCAAATCTTGGCAATCGCATCGTCGGATGTGACGATGCCTGGGTGTTCGAGCATGGTCGCCGCAACGATCTCTTCGGTGATTGGCCGCGCATCGAGAGCGCCCGGCGCCTTCTTGCAGGCGCGTTGCGGCACCCAGTAATGGGCGCGGCTGCCGTCTGCCCTTGGCCGGTATTTGTAGCCCGGCCGGTCCTTTCTCTGGTCACTCATTGAAATTCTCTTCTCCGTCCACGGCGGCGGGAATGCCACCGGCGCGGACAGGAGAGTCCAAACCGGCACGCCGGTCAAAGAAAACTTCGACCGACCTCCGGTCTGTCTTGTTCACAAGCTTGTCGCGCGGCGGGAAATTGCGCGTGGCTCGCAGCCGGTCGAGTGCTCGCTCGGACAGACCAAACCAGGAGCGAAGCTGCTGGTCGGTCATGAAGCGGGGCGCAAATTGTTCGTCGTGCTTCACGGCTTTGCCTTGCAGATGGCGTTTCCGCTGGTGACCATTGCATAGCTGTCGGCGAACTCGACCCGGATGGAGTTGAAACGGGCCACAGCGGGCCGCCCGAAGCCCGCCAGGGCGAATGAGGCGGTTCCGGCACGGCTGCGTGCCGTGACAGCGCAGCGCTCGCCCTTGCGGCCGTGGCGGGCCCAGCGGAACACGTAGGGCAGGGAGGTCAAGCCGGCCTCCAGTTCCAGAAGCCTTGCAAGCCCTTGATTGGCTGGATCGGCTTCAGCGGCTCGATCTCGGTGAGCGGCCATGCCCAGTTCGAATGCTGGTCGCGGTCACTGTCGTTGAGCTTGGCGCCGAATTCCGAGACGATATCGAAGGCGCGAACTGGCTGGCCGAGCACGGCTGTGCCGACGATCGAGGCGAGTGGCAGGGCGAACGGATTGGAATGCCAGCGCTCGAGCATGGCCAGCGCCTCCGGCTTCAGCGCGGTAGACCACGCGTCAGGCGAGCGCAGGCGGATGATCAGGTCGGCAAGCTCGGCCTTCCTGACCGGCCGAGCACCGGCATGAATGGCAATTCTCTGGCCGCGCAGCGCGCCAGGCGCCGGCCAACTGCGAAACTCGTATGGCTTGACGCCGGCGATGATCAGCGTCGCCCAAGGCTGCCAGATGGTGACGGCTTTCATGCGGCTCTCCTGACGGTCGAACGTTTGCAGAAATCGCCGAAAGTCAGCTCGGACCAGGAATCGCTGACGGCGAGATAGCTGGCATATTTCGCCTTGGACCGCGTCCGCTCTGGCACAATGCGGGTGTAGCCGTCGAAGGTGACCAGGAAGGGCTGCCATGCATCTGGTTGGCCCGCAATGTGGTCAGCAAGCGCGGAGCGGCCTTGGTCCGTCACGCTGTAGAACGCCATATCGTCTCGCTGGCCCGACTTGGTCCAATGCGGCGAGGCCTCAAATTGCTTCGCCAGCGTGCCGTTTGCGTCGGTGGCGAAGTGATTCCGGTATACCTCGCGCAGCGGCCATACCGGCCGGCCAAGCGCGTGGTCGATGTGGTCAATGTGCTTGTCGACGAAGCAGCGATTGACCGACGGATTCTCGATGCTCATGCCGGCACCTCCGGGATCGCGTTATGCTCGACGCCGTCGATCTGCCGGCCGGCAATGGCCTTGGTCGCTCGGTAGAGAGACGTGCCGGCGCCATTGCGCGTGGCGGCAGAGCCGGCACCAATGGTTCCGTCCGGCCATGCGACAGACGCCGTCGAGCCTTCGGCCTCAAGAACCGGAGCCGAGCGCGCCAGAGGTGACCAAGCGCCCCACTGCTTGAAGAAAAATGGCACGTTGGCCGCCTGGCACTGGTCGCGTATTGATCGGGCCCAGTCCGAGTGCATCGGCCGGGCAGCGCGGCCGCTCTCGCCGCCTACGATGATCCAATCGAGGCGCGGCCGGCTATTCGGCCCGAAGCTCATTCCATCGCCATCGTGACCATCGCACTCGGGGCAAGCGTTGTAGTCGGCGAGAGCCGTCTTGCATTCAGGGCATACTGCGTCGCCGATCTCTCCATGCGCATCGCCTCGCCACCCACAGTTGGTGCAATAGTCCAGAGGGAAATCGCCGCCCCAACCGCACCCACAGCCGTAATCATGCTGCCACTGCCTGAAATCGATTGGCCCGAGCAGCGGCTCGGCGGAGACGAAGCGGATCTTGGCCGGTGTCGCCAAAAGGTCCGGCACCCGTTCGTCGGCGCGCTTCTGATCCTCGGCCGAGACGCCGCACCAGACATTGTGCAGCGGCCAGGAATAGACCTCGCGCGCCTGGCCGGTGAAATTGTACCAGTTGGCGTAGATTTCCTCGAGGAGATCGCGCCGCGACAGGAACTCGCGCATTCGGTCGGCGCGCTTGGTCAGCACCTGGTAGGTGTGATGGCGCGCTGCCGCCATGACGGTGAACACGTCGAGGATCCATTCGTCCGGCACGTTCTCGGCGAACAGGTCGCCATGGGCGCAGACGAAGATGCGGCGCGGCTTTTTCCAGTCGAAGGGCTGATGGAGCCATTGCCGGTTGAGCCTGACCTCGCCGGTCCAGACCGGGCCAGCCTTGGTGTCACGCGTCAGGCCCTTGCGACTGTCGATGTGTTTCAGCCGTGTGCCGGCGAGCTTCATGGCGTAGCAATTGGTGCAGCCGGGTGACACGACGGAACAGCCGGTAATCGGGTTCCAGGTCGCGTCGGTCCACTCGATCGAGGAATGGTCAGCCAACGCCCTACGCCTTCCTGCGGTCGGCTTCGGAGGACAGCGTCTTGCCATCGGCCGAGACGCGGAACCGAACCTCTTCTGACCAGTAGCCCATGTCGACGGTGATCCGGACGCCGTCGGCGGGGATAGGAGCGGACATGTCGGCAAGATCGCTGGCGAACACGTCCATAGTGTCCGCCACAGTTTCGTAGTCTTCGTCCCACGCGAACCAGTTTGACGCCGCGATCATGGCGGATGGCGGCAGGGTTGCGGGCGCGGTCGGCTGCAGCTCTGGCTGGAACATGTCGATCGTCCTGTCATCGCGGGGGTCGACAAGCAGCCATGTGCCGTCGGGCATTAGTGTGATCTCGACCGAGCCGCGCTGTTCGTGCCAGACGAATTCAGCGATCGCGCCCGGAAGGATAACAGCCAGGGCACGGCCTTCGGGTTCATCATTGTCGCGAACCATGGTCGTGCCGGACGCGTCCGGCTTCAGCCAGTCCTGCGGATCGGCGCGGCCGGGCGGCATCGATTCATCGAACATGGCGGCGGGCCACCATTTGCGTGACGATCGAAAACAAGAGAGATCAAGCATTGGCCTCGCCTCCCTCTGGCAAAGCCCTCAGCTGATCGCCGCTGAAGATGTGCAGCATGCCGCCGTAGTCGGGCCCGGTGGCTTCGACCACGAAGCGCTCGTTGCCGCTGGTCGTCGTAAAGGCCGCCCGTACTTCGCCGGGGTAGGGATAGCCCAGCACCTTCACCACGGGTGTGCCGACAGGCAGGCGAGGGATGTCGACGCCGGCGACATGCTCCGGCAACGGTCCGTGCTTCGGCTTGGCCGCCCACTTGGCGCGGATCTTGTCGATCTTGCTCCAGCATCGGGTCAGTTCGTTCTCGGCCGCGATCGCGCCGTTGATGCCGTGCGCGTTGCAGAGCGCGGCGAAGGTCACGGCGACGCCGCCGGCCTCCTGGTTCGGCTCGCCGACCGGGCGGTTGAACACATAGTCGACGAGCTGGTGCGCCTCACTGGCGGTGCAGCCCAGCGCCTGGACCAGCTCCAGCGATTCCTCGAGGAACCGGTGATTGCGTTCGATGCCGTCGCCGGCGATCTCGACGCCGAAGCAGGCGAGCATGAACGGGGCGACGCGTTCCTGAAAGGCGCCATTCAGCGCCGCGCGTGCGTCGCGCGCCTCCTGCTGATATCGGTTGTTTGCCTCGAGCAATTCGCGTTCGCGCGCTGCCGACCGAGCTGCGACATCCCGAGCGAACTCTTTACCCGTGGCCATCACGGCACCCGCATCGGCATCAGGACAAAGAGCGGCTTCAGCCCGTTCTTGTCGGCTTCTTCAGGCTCGATCAGCGTCGGCGAGCCGGGGTCGCCGAGGCTGAAGACCAGGCGCTTGCCTTCGACGGCGTTGAACAGGTCGAGGCAGTATTTGCCGTTGAAGCCGATCTCGACCGCGTCGCCCTGGCTGTCGTCGATCGTCACCTCGTCATCGGCGCTGCCGGCATCGGGATTGTTCGTGGTCAGCACCAGGTTGCCACCCGGCTCGAAGGCGAACTTAACGGCGCTGCCGCGCTCGCTTGAGACGGTGGTGACGCGGTCGACCGCCTTGGCCAGCGTATCCTTGTCCACCGTGAAGCGGTTCTGGTTGCCGGACGGGATGACGCGCCGGTAGTCGGGGAAGGTGCCGTCGATCAGCTTCGACAGCAGCGTGACGTTGCCGGCCTCGATGCGTATTTTCGCATCCGAGACCGAGATCGTGACGGTGACCACCTTGTCGCCCAGGATCTGCTTGATCAGGCCGGCCGTCTTCTTCGGCACGATGATGGCGGGCATGCCGGCAGCACCCTCCGGCAGCGCCGTGCAGAACTTGGCCAGGCGATGACCATCGGTGGCGACGGCGTTGAAGGCATCCTCGGCCGCGTGCCAGTGGATGCCGTTGAGATAATAGCGCGTCTCTTCCGACGAGATGGCGAACGTCACCATCGCCAGCATGCGCTGGAGCGTGCCCGTGTCGAGCGGGAAAGTGTGGCTGAAGTCGCCGGTGTTGATCGCCGGGAAGTCCGCCGCCGGCAGGACCTGTATCTTGAAGCGCGCGCGGCCGGCGGTCAGCGTCGCGAAGTCCTTCTCGGCCGAAATCGTGATCTCGGCGCCGTCCGGCATCTTGCGCACGGCGTCATGCAGCAGCGTCGCCGGCAGGGTGAAGGCGTCATCCTTGCCCGCCTGGCAGGGAATGGACGTGCGCAGCTCGCAATCGAGATCGGTGCCGGTCAGCGTCAGCATGCCCGCCGCGGCGTCGACGGCGAGCAGAAGGTTCTGCAGCACGGGGATGGTGCTGCGCCGCTCGACAGCCTTGGTGACGAGCGCGAGCGCGGGAAGCAAGGCCTCCCGCGCAAGGATGATCGTTTGCGTCTTCACGCCGCCATCTCCGGCGTGCCTTCGAAGGTCGGCAGGTTAGTCTGCCGGCGCGTCTCCCCGAGCACGTCGCGAACGTGCTGAGTGATGAACTGGTCGGGCCGGTAGATCTGATAGAACCAGATCACCTTGCCGCCGGACGGCCGGTAGCGCAGTCGAACCGGGATGCGCACCTTTTCGCCCATGAAGAACGGGGCGATGTTGAGCATGAAGATGCCGGGTACCTTCAGCGGCTTGCCGTCGGCGCCATTGTGGGTTTCCTCCCAGGCGATCTGGCCTTCGCCGCTCTGCAGCGTGGTCGATGCCTTGACCTTGCTCTCGACATTGACCTGCAAGCCGCGCGACAGTTCGACCAGCTGCGCCGGCGTGGCGATCGTGGTCGCGAAGTCACGCTCATACTGGAGCTTCTCCTCGTCCGTCGGCGACGACAGCTCGGCAACGCGATCCTCGAGGAACCAGGCGAAGGCGCCCTGGTCCATCTTCTCACCATCGGTCGCAACCCATTTCTGCCATTCCTCGGACAGCGGGAAAGCGTAATGGATGCGATGTTTGCCGAAGTTGGCATGGCCATCCGCCAGTTCGTGATAGTCGACGATCGTCGTCAGGGTCGGCTTGCGCCAGTCCATATTGGCGAAGATCGCGCTGTGCTCGGTCTGATGACGGAGGGTCAGGGTGCAGAAGGCCTCGAAGGTCTGCGCCACTGCCTGGCCCGTCTTGCGGGCCGGGTGCTGCCGGTAGGGTTCGAACAACCGTGCGATGTCCTCGACACCGGGCACGCTGCCGCGCTTGAGCAGCACAGGAATGCTTTCCGGCAGTCCCGGAATCTTGGCAGTGTTGGCAAGGGCCGCGATCTCGACGCCTTCGGCTCTGGCGCCGAGCGCGGCCATGATATCGAGGTTCGCGCGCAGGGCGTCGCCTGCGGCCGTGTCGGTTTTATTGCCAGTCATGGAAGAGGATCCTCTCGGTTGTTAAAGTGAAAAGAAAAAGCCGGTCTGCTACTGGCGCTCGGCGGCTGACCGCGGGCCGCTGAACATATCGGTCTGCTGGGGATGCTCGGTCGACAGCGAGCCGTCGTCCGTGATCCAGTAGAAGGATGAGCCGCGCGGCGCCTTCGGCACCTTTGTGTCGATGCCGGCGAGAACGGTGACCGCGCCGGCCTTGACCTCGAAGTCGAGCGTCAGCACCACCTTGCCCTTGACGGTCGACTTGCTGCCGGTGATTTCACCCAGATCCTTGAGCTTGGTCAGCGTCTCGGTGATGTCGCCTGACAAGGCCTGGGCGAGTTCTCCGCCCTCCAGCATGCCGATGATGGTCTGCGCGTCTCTGATTTTCTTCATGTCCTCGCGGCCGTTCCGCGCCCGTCTTGAGTTTGTCCGATCCGGAAGCGCCCGGGCGCTGGCCTCCGGACGGGCGGCGAACGATCGCCGGCCCGCAGTCGCGGGCTAGAAGGGGATGTTGTCATCGTAGGGACTGCTGTGATCGCAGCGCTTGACAAAGTCGCCCAGGTCGAGAAGTGCGAGATTGGAAATCGCGCGAAGCGTTCCTTCCAGTGACCGCACGCGATGCTCCAGCCGCTCAATTTTGCGCCTGTCCTCGTGCCACCAACCCGAGAATTTCTTTGCCTCTTCCGCCAAGCGCTTGATGGTCGCCTCCGGCGTCTCGGTCTGGTCCGCGCCCCTTGCCGCGTGAGGTGAGGCCGTCTTCCTGGCGGCGGGCTTGGCGGCTACGGGTTTCTTGCTGGCTTGCGCCATGGTCATGCTCCTCTTTAGAACGGGATTTCGTCGTCCAATTCGCGCGAACTGGATTGCTGGTCGGCCGGGCCGCGCTCCTGGCGGCTGGAGCCGCCGCGCTGGGTACCGTAGTCGCCGGGGTCGCGCGCGGGATGGTCGGCCTTGTCGAGCATCTGGATTTCGCCGCGGTATTTTTGCAACACGACTTCGGTGCTGTAGCGGGCGGCACCGCTCTGGTCTTCCCATTTGCGGGTCGAGAGCTGGCCCTCGACATAGACCTTCATGCCCTTCTTCAGATACTGCTCGGCGACCTTGCAAAGCCCCTCATTGAAGCAGACGATCGTGTGCCACTCGGTCTTCTCCTTGCGCTCGCCGCTGTTTTTGTCGCGCCAGCTTTCGGACGTCGCGATGCGGAAATTGACGACGGGGTCGCCGCTGGCGAGACGGCGGATCTCTGGGTCGGCGCCGAGATTGCCGACGAGGATGACCTTGTTGACGCTGCCGGCCATTAGTCTTGCCCTTCGCTTGTCGCGGCTTCGCTGTTCGCTGCGGGGCCGTCGCCCTTGCCGCCTTCGGCGGGCTGATCGAAGCTTGCGATCCCTTCATCGATGTCGCAAAGGAAGGCGGCGCGCAGGTCGGCCATGAACCCGGCCGCCGGTACGATCTCGACGGCCCTGTGCAGCACATGTCCGATCAGGATGCGGAGCGGCTCTCCGTCGACCGGGCGGGCCCGGGCATTGTGAAGGCTGGCCAGTTCGCTCATCTCGGCCTCACGACGATGCCGAGATAGCGTTCCAGCCGTTCGACGAAGGCGATCTCGGCCTTCATCGCGCCCCATGGCTCGATCGTTCCGGTGAGGCGCGGCGGCGGCAGGTTCAGCTTGGGCAGGCAGCGGCGATCCGCGTTGGGGCCGAACAGCGCCAGCGCCTCGGCGACGAGCATGCGTTCGTCCATCTCGCGCACCTGGCGCACATAGAGCGGCATGCGCTGGATGTCGGGCAGTTGCGCCGCCTCGTAGATGGCGAGATCGAGGCAGCGCTTGACCTCGCCGATGGCGCGGTGGACGAGCTTGTCGACGAAGTCGGGCCGATCGAGCTTGGCCGACGCGGCAAGTTTCGCCACCCAGTACTGGATGATGTCGACGGCCGGCCGGGTGATGTCGCCGAACGGGTATTCGTGCCCGTCATGGATCAGGAAGTAGCCGGCAAGGACGCTGTCGCCGGTCTCGCGGAAGATCGCGTCGGCACCCATTACCGAATGCTGCCCGACGGCGTAGCCCTGGCAGCGGTAGATGCCATTGAAACGCGCGATCTTGGACAGCGCGTTGGCCATGTCGGCGAAGTCGATGTCGGCGGCCTTGGGATTGATCAGGTCGAAGGCCGAGCCGTCCGGCCGGAATGCCGGCACCACGGCCGAGGATCCGCGAGCGGCTTCGCCAGCGCGATTGGAGCGAGACAGCACCTGGTTCACTGGGTCACCCGCGGCAAGGTTTCCTCGACGGCGGCCACGACAGCCCGGCGAATGGTCGGGAAGATCGGCAGCCGGTCGAGATAGGCCGATAGGACGGCGATGCAGCGTTCGCGCTGGCCGGGCCATGGATCGACCAGCAGCGCCCCGCGCGCGGCGCAGTAGCGGCCCCACGCAATCGTCAGGGCCTGCGTCTGGCTGGTGTCGCGCGGCAGCGGCAGGCGGTTCGGCATGGCTTGCCGGGCCTTGTCGATGACGTCGGCCAGCAGATCGGGCCGGATCGAGACCTGCCGGGTCGAAAGTTCGGTGGCGAGCTTCGCCGCCGCTTCCTTGAACTCGACGATCTCGGCCGAGGTGAAGTCGGCGCGGATCAGGTCGGCAAAACGGACGCCGCCGCCGGAGGCAAGCAGGTCGCGCATCGCTTCAGCCATCTCGCGGCAGCGCGGGTGAACCTCGCCGCCGTCTTCCGGCATGCCACCTTCCGGAAGAATGGGACGCGTCTGGGCGGACGATCGATAGCCACCATGGTCAAGCATGCGCGGTCTCCTTTTCTTCGGGGCAAAGACGGTCGATCGCGCTGCGCAGATCGACGTCGGAAAAGACGGTTCGCCAGTCGCCGGCGCCGGCCACGTCCTGGTCGAAGCCGAGACATTCCAGCGTCTCGATCAGGTCGCGACGCTCGGCGGACATGCCTTCGGGCCATGCGCCGGCGTTCATCGGACGGCTCCGCAAAGAAGCGTGACGCAAAGCAGCAGGCAGGCGACGGCGACCAGGCCCGCAAGATTCTTGGCTAGCGAAGCGTCCTCGTGATAGCCTCGCGCCCGCCGCAGGCGCTCACCTTCGATGACGCCGAGATTGCGCGGCTGCGGGGGGTGGAATTGATGCGTGGACTGATGATCGCGACGGCGCTGGTAGCGGCTTGGGCCGGGCTCGCGCGAGCAGATGATGTGCCAGAGGCCGTCATTGATCCGATCGCCGAGGCGTCGGCGCTCGATAGATTGTGCGACGCGCTGCGCTCGGATGAGCAAGCCGTGATCGGCTACTTCGCTGCCCATGGTATCGACAAGGACACCTTGGGCAGGGAGTCTAAAAGGGGATCGCCGTTTCGAGACTTCGCGACCATGCGCGCCGCCGAGTATGAAGTTCAGTTCCGGAGCCTGTCCGAGGATGGACGCTGCGCCAAGGGGCGCTACTTCTTCGGTGCGGAGGGTACCAAGGTGCCCGGTATCCTTGTGAACAGATGACACGAAACGCTCCATCGCTGAGACGATAGAGCCAAGTGTGATTTACTCACATCTGAGTGTCAAGTGAAAATGTGAGAAACTCACACACGACGGGTCGGGAGTGAGAATCAGCTAGGACTTATGAAGACCGTTTGCGCGGTTTGGCCGCAAGGGCTGCCGCCAGTTCGCTGGCCAGCCTAACGACCTCTGCACGATCGTCCGCGTCGAGCGGCGCAAGATAGGCGGCGATGATCTCGCCGAATCGCGTCGCCAGATCTTCTCCGAAGGATCGTTGCAACCTGTCGTTCACCTCGCGGTTAAGGCTCTTGCGTCCTCGTACCTCTTCCAGTCTCAGCTTGAGTTCTGGCGACAGGCGGACATGGAAGCTGGGACGTGGCGGTCGGGACATGGCCCGAGTTATCGCCGAAACGTCAAGTCTTCGAAATGGTTCCAGATTTTGGCCAAAAGTGGTACTATTTTCCCCGCTATCCACAGGGATCGTTACAGGTTGAAATAATCTAGTGATCAATCAGCAAGGGTTGTGTACGTATCAAATTGGGACAACTGGATGGCTTGAAAAACTGAATTGACAAGCTCAGAGGAAATAGTTCCTATTTTCGCGCCGTCCGGTTTGGGAGGAAAAAAAGAAAGTGATCCAGTACGAATCGCGCGAAGCGGCGGGCGAACAGGCAATGGCCAAGCTGCGAGCGATCGCCGCATCGCCGCAATCAAGGGCGGCGATGATCACAAAGCGAATTGACAGGGATACGCGATCGATCGCCGCCGCGATGGAGGAAATCCACGGCGGTCATTGGCGTGTGTTGATCGATCATGATGTCGGGTTGGTCGCCGTCTCACGAGACTTTTCGGCGCCGCTGGGGTCGCCCAACGCAAATCTGGCATAGGTCAATACTGCGGCCTGAACCTCCCGCGGCGCCGCCGCCAGCCGGGTGAAGACCTCGCGCAGCTCGTCACTCCCATCGATATCCTGCGGTAAGCCTTCGCCGGTGATGAGCCAGGCTTCCCTGACGCGGAAGGCGCGGGCGTAGTCCTTCACTGCGCGAGTGATACCGGCCCTGCCGCTTTCGTGCTGGATGTAGGTATTGTAATTAAAGCCGAAACGCTCCGCTGCGGCCTTGGCATTGATAAAGCCACGCATCTCGCGCGCCTGGCGCAGGCGCGCCGCTTGCTCGTCTATTCGGGTTACATCCGTCATGGCGTGACTTTTTCACATTTCTGATGTGAGTTTCTACTTGACAGATCGGTGTGACTTTCTCACACTATCGGTCATGATGGATCATCCGTTCGATGTAGAGACGGCTGTCGACGTGGTCGCCCTGCGGGGTGAACTCGGATGGACACAGCAGCAGCTTGCTGAATTCTGCGGCGTCGACCGATCGACCGTGTCGACCTGGGAGACGCGGCCGCCGACCAAGGGTCCGGCCCTGATCCTTTTGCGCCAACTCCAGGCGTCGCTTTCCGATGCCGCTCGCCCCGGTGGTGTCGCGACCGGCTCCGATCAAGTCCCCCAAGCCGGAGCCGGCCACCCTCGTAGCTGTGCGGAGGTCGAATGACCGCCGTCCATTGCTCACCCTCGCTGACCCTGCTGCCGCCGCCGAGCGAGCCGGCACGCAAGCTGCCGTCGAAATCGGTGCATCTGCTGAAGCTGCTGTCAGCCTTTTCCAATCAAAGCCCCGCCGACTTCCTGGCGCGCCTGTTGCGCGACGAAGCCCGCCGGGTGTTGCGCCTGCCCAGACTGGGGGACGGCGATGCGGCATAAACCCCCGAGCGAAGATGGACCCGGGAGGGCAGGCTTTTGGCTGCTCTCCCGGGGGCCGCCCTGACGATGTGATGTGAATGCGGGTTTTCATGCCCGCGAGTTGAACCCGAAAACCCGCTTCCGATCACGGAAACAATTTTGCTGATTGTTTCCTTGACCGGCGAAGCCTTGCCCGAGTTGGACCATGGCCGACGCTGACGATTTCCGAGCCATCCCGCGCCTGACCACAGATGCCGAGCGCCGGCACCTGAAAGGCCTGACCAGGACGGTGCTCGCCGGCGTCAATGGCGGCGACGCCTTCGCGCCGTCGACCAGGGTCGAGAAGGCGGCGCTGTCGAAATACGGCAGCAATTCGTTTCCCGACCACTTCATTCCGCTTGACGTGGCGATCGAGCTCGACCGCTTCGGCGACGCACCGGCGCTGATCGGCGCCGCGGCGGCGATGCTGGGCTTTCGCCTGGTGCCGGCGGGCGAGGCGGCCGGCGAAGAGATCAGCGTCGCCGCCTCTCAGTCGGTGGCGAAGGAAACCAGCGACGTCGTCAACCTGCTGCTCAACCTGCTTGCGCAGCGCAAGCACATCGACGCCGCCGACCGGCGCGACATCCTGAAGGAAGTCACCGAGGCGGTGGCAGCCCTCTACCGGGTCGCGGCCAGGCAGGGCGGAGGCGTGTCATGAGCTGGACCGCCGAAGAACTGGCCGTGCTGAAACGGGCTGCCGACGAGGGATTGAGCTCCGGCACGATCGCATCGCGCCTTCCCGGCAAGAGCCGAAACGCCGTCATTGGCATGCTGCGGCGGGGCGACGGCAAATATGGCCGTTTGCTCGGCCAGCCGGTAAACCAGGCGCGCGGCCGGGCGACGCCAATGACAGGGCAGCCGCCGAAGCGGAGGTACAAACCCGCCCGCACCATCGTCCCGGTTGCGCCGCCGATCGCAGCGGCCTCACCCGTCGAAATCCATTTTACCTCGCCGCCCTGCACGCACTTCACCGTGCCGGCAAAGGTCGAGGCGCCAGCGAACGTCGCGGCCGTCGTGCCGATCCCCTTCCTGCAAGCGGTGATGACCGATTGCTGCCTACATTTCGCCTGCTCTTGGGATGCGCCCGACGGTCCTGACATGCCGGTCTGCGGCGCCGAGCGGGCGCGGGACGTGCCGCACACCCGCTACTGTCGGCGGCACTTGGCCAGCGAGCGTCAGTCGAGGGTTGCCGCATGAGCGCCGCGATGCTTGCCGCCCTCAAATGGCTGCGAAACCGCAATGGCGACGGCGTCTTTGATCGCAACCAGGTGCTGGTCTCGGCCTGTGAACGTGCGCCGGTCATGCGGGCAACATGGAACAAGCTCGAAGCGGCAGGAGCGGTTGAATTCTACCTTGATCGCCGACGCCTTCGCGTCACTGAAGCCGGTCGCCGCGTCGATGTTTCGAAAGTCGAGGAATCGGCATGACCGCGCATCCCGATTATTCCGAATTCCTCAAGGCCAAGGTGCGCGTGGCGCCGTCGCTCGGCTTCGAGGTCGACCCGGCGTCGGTCAACCCTCTGCTGAAGCCGATGACGCAGGCGATCGTGCCATGGGCCTGCCGCGGCGGCCGGCGCGCGCTGTTCCTGCGCTTTGGCCTGCACAAGACATCGACGCAGATCGAAATCCTGCGGCAGTCGATGATGCGTGCCGGCGGCCATGCGCTTCAGGTCGTGCCGCTCGGCGTCAAGCACGAGTTCTTCCTCGAACAGGCGAACCGTCATCCGGATGTCGAACTCAAATTCGTCAACCGGCCGCAGCAGATGGAAGAGCCGAACAAGAGCGGCCCGGGCAGGAAGCTGATCCACCTCACCAATTACGAGACGATCCGCGACGGCAAGCTCGACCCGTGCCTGTTCACGGCCGCTGCGCTCGACGAGGCGGCCGTGCTGCGCGGCTTCGGCGGCACCAAGACCTTTCGCGAGTTCATGGCGACCTTCGCCGGCGACGATCGCACACGAGGCGTGAAGCATGCCGGCGTGCGCTATCGCTTCGTCGCAACGGCGATCCCCGATCCCAACGAGTATATCGAGCTGCTCGCCTATGCCGCATTCCTTGGCGTCATGGATGTGGGCGAGGCCAAGACCCGGTTCTTCAAGCGTGACTCGACCAAGGCCGACCGGCTGACGCTGCACCCGCACAAGGAAGATGAGTTCTGGCTGTGGGTGTCGACCTGGGCGCTGTTCGTGCAGATGCCGTCCGACCTCGGTTTCTCGGACGAAGGCTACGAGCTGCCGCCGATCGACGTGCGCTGGCACGAGATCCCGTCCGACCACAGTGCAGCCGGCGCCGAGAAGAACGGGCAGGGCCGCATGTTCGCCGATGCCGCGCATGGCGTCGTCGACGCCGCCCGCGAGAAGAAGCGATCGCTCGATGCGCGTGTCGACAAGATGCTGGAAATCCGCGCAGAGGATCCAACGGCGCACCGTATCCTCTGGCACGACCTCGAGGTCGAGCGCGAGGCGATCCAGAAGGCGATCCCGACCGTCAGGTCGGTGTGGGGCAACCTCGATCCCGAGAGCAAGGAAGAGCGCGTCGTCGGCTTCGCCCGGGGCGAATTTCCCGAGCTCTCGACCAAGCCGGTGCTGAACGGCTCCGGCTGCAATTTCCAGGAGCATTGCTGGTGGAACATCTATCTCGGCATCGGTTTCAAGTTCCACGATTTCTTCCAGTCGCTGTTCCGCACCCAGCGCTATGGCCAGTTGCACCCCGTGCGCGCCGACCTGATCTACACCGAGGCCGAGCGCGGCACCCGGCGTGAGCTGGAGCGCAAGTGGCGCGAGTTCGAGGCGCAGGCGGCCAAGATGTCCGCCATCATCCGCAAGCATGGGCTGGCGGAGCAGGCGCTGGCTGGCGCCATGAAGCGATCACTCGGCGTCGAGCGGCGCGAGGTGCGCGGCGACAATTACCTGATCGTCCACAACGACACGGTCGAGGAAACCAGGTCGATGGCTGACGACAGCGTCGACCTGATCGTCACCTCGATCCCGTTCTCGACGCAGTATGAGTACACGCCGTCATTCAACGATTTCGGCCACACCGATTCCGATGCGCATTTCTGGGCGCAGATGGACTTCCTGACGCCGCAGCTGCTCAGGGTTTTGAAGCCCGGCCGGCGCGCGGTCATCCATGTCAAGGACCGGATCGTGCCGGGCGGCATCAACGGCTTCGGCTTCCAGACGGTGAGCCCGTTCTCCGACGATTGCTGCGCGCATTTCCGCCGGCATGGCTTCGCCTTCCTGTCACGTGTCACCATCGGCACCGATGTCGTTCGCGAGAACAACCAGACTTACCGGCTGGGCTGGACCGAGCAATGCAAGGACGGCACCCGCATGGGCCACGGCATGCCGGAATATCTGCTCGAATTCCGCAAGCCGCAGACCGACCGCAGCCGCGGTTATGCCGACGAGCCGGTGGTGAAGGCCAAGCCCGATTTCGTGTCGATCATCGACCATCAGCCGATCGAGCCGGGCGACGACGATTATGACAGCAAGCGCGTCCGGGCGATTCCGGGCACGGGCTACAGCCGTGGCCGCTGGCAGCTCGATGCCCATGGCGTCTGGCGCTCTTCCGGCAACCGGCCGCTGCTGCCCGACGAACTTGCCAGCCTGATCAAGCTGTCCGGCCGGGCGATCTATCGGGGGTGGAAGAAGTTCTGCCAGGACCACGTCTACAATCACGCCCTGCATGTCGAGTTCTGCGAACAGCTCGACGAGGCCGGGCGCCTGCCGCCTACCTTCATGATCGCGCCGCCGCATGTCGATCATCCGGCGATCCGCACCGACGTCGCCCGCATGCGCACGCTGAACATGTTGCAGAAGCACAAGGGCAGGGAGATGCACCTGTGCCCGCTGCAGTTCGACATCGTTGACCGCGCGATCGAGGACTATTCGATGCCCGGCGAGATGGTGTTCGATCCGTTCGGCGGCATCATGACCGTGCCCTATTGCGCGCTGCGCATGGGCCGCAAGGCGATCGGCGTCGAACTCAACCCGGACTATTTCGCCGACGGCGTGACCTATGCAAAGACCGCCGCCGCCGGCGATGTCGGACCAGGCCTGCTCGACCTGATCGAAGCGGAGACCTTGGCGTCTGAACCGGAAAATGCCGGCGAGACTGGGGCGGCGGAATGAGCAACGTCGTCGCCTTTCCGCGCTCATCCGTGCCGCGTTGGCGCGCCGAGATCGTCTACCGCTCAGATCTTGGGCCACTCGAGATCGTGCATGTCTTCGAGGAGATCGAAGACCTGGCGGCCCTGATCGAGCACGGCCCGGACTGGCGGTGCATGGTTTCCTGCGAGACCACGCTCAATCGAAGCGGCAAGGAATTCGCCACGCTGACCATAGAACAGGCGGCGAAGCTATGACCGCCGGCCCGATCGTCACCGATGCTTTCGATCCGAGCCATGTCGACTTCGACGTGTTCGCGATCTTCCTCGAGGCGCGCCGCGTCCATCGCGGCAAGACATCGCGCCGCGTCGCGAAGGAGGCCGAGGTCGAGCTTGATGCGGTGCTGCGCGCCGCGCGCGGCCGTAATCCCGGCAGCCATGCGTTCTTCGCGCTCTGCGACTGGATCGGCGAGGAACCGGCCATTTTCCTGAAGAAGGAGCTTCGCCATGGGTAGCAGTCCCCGCTCCTGCGCGCCTGCGGCGTCGCGGCTGGCGACCTACGACTATCGCGGCCTGGGCAGGCTGCTGCGCGCCCGGCTCGAAGATGACGGTCGCGGCTGGCGTGTCTGCGCCGCCGAGATCGGCGTCTGCGCCTCCGACCTGTCGCGCATCTGCAACGGCCAGAGCGTCTCGGCGCCCAAGGTCATCGCCGTCTGCGACTGGCTGAAGCTTGCCGTCCGCGCCTTCTACGACCCTCCCGAAAAGCCCGCTGCCGACCGTGAAACAGACAAGGTGTTTCACGGGAAGAGCACTGAAACAGGACCTTCAGCCGATGTCTGACGAGCCGCGCCATGTCTACTGGTTGCAGATGATCAACGGCTTCGGCCCGACGGCGAAATCCTTCGTCGTCATCTTCGAATGCCAGCATCCCACGGTCGCCGACATCGAGCGGCAGCTGCTCCAGCACGGCGTGGTGAGCGGTTGCCGGCTCGACACGGTCGATGACGGCAAGGGCGGCCGGCTGATCCGCAACCGCAGCGGTTTCCTCTTCGGCGTCGCCGGTCTCGGCAGCGCGCAACTCTACCACAAACCATGCTGGGAGCCGGCAGAATGACACTCTTGAGCAAAGCAGGCCGGACCGGTCCCGGCTTCGGCAATCCCGACGCCATCGATCCGGCGCGGCTTTTCAGGCTGCCCCTGGCCATGCAGGCGGAAGGCGTGAGGCTGCTCTTCGAGATGGGCCAGAACCTCGACCAGGTGAAAGCCCGCGTCGGCCTCTCGCGCAAGGCGATCGAGCAGCTGCTGCAAGTCGAAAAGCCGTTCCGGCGTGGTGGTGACGTCAATGTCGCGGCAGAGGGCGTGTGATGAAAAACCGCCTTTCCGATCTCAACAATCATCTGTTCGCGCAGCTCGAACGCCTGTCCGACGAGGATCTGACCAAGGAGCAGATTGACCAGGAATCGGTTCGCGGCGAGGCCATTGTCGCGGTGGCCGACCAGATAATTCGCAATGCCGCCCTCCAGATCAGGGCGGCGGAGCTTGTCGCTGAATATGGCTCGGACCCAGCACCCTATCTTCCTCAGATCGAAGGGCAGAAAGGGTCATGAGGAGAAATCGCATCCTCTACAGCGCTGCCGAGATGGTGTGGCTAGAGGCCAATCGCAGCATGGTCATCAGCGACTATCATAGAGCTTTCCAAGCCGAGTTCGACCGACCGGATATATTGCAGGTACACCTTCACGGTCTCCGCAAACGACTGGGCTGGAAGGTCGGCCGCGACCCCGCCCGTTACAAGGGCCGCCGGCTGAAATACACCGAAGCCGAGATTGCATGGCTGCGCGGCAACTCGACGATGGAAATCAACGCCTGGTGCGCCGCGTTCCGGGAGAAGTTCGATCGGGGCGATGCGACGCCCGCCAAGCTGCACAGTCTGCGCAAACGCGAGGGCTGGAAGACAGGTCGGACCGGGCAATTCGAAAAGGGATCGGTGCCTGCGACTAAAGGCAAGAAGATGCCCTTCAACCCGAATAGCGCGGTGACCCAATTCAAAAAGGGGCAAGTGCCACACACCTATCGTGGCGCTGGGCACGAGCGGGTCGACCGTCACGGCTATGTCTGGATCGTCATCGATCAGCCCAATCCTTGGACGGGCGCTTCAACATGGAGCGTTCACAAGCATCGATGGCTTTGGGAGCAGGCGAACGGGCCTGTGCCGGAGGGCATGGTGCTGAAGTGCCGGGGCGATAAGGCGAACACCGATCCATCGAACTGGGAGTTGGTCCCTCAAGGGCTTTTGCCGCGGCTGAATGGCAAGTCGGGCCGTGATTATGACCATGCTCCGAGAGAACTGAAGCCGACCATCATGGCAATCGCCAGGCTGGAGCATCGCGTTCGCGAAAAGGCCAGAGGTGGCGCGGCATGACCTCGGCAGTCCAGCAACTGAGCCTCTTCGATGCCATGCACCGGCCGCCCGTGATCATGCCAGTCGACCCTGATGGGGCGGTTTTGCAAACTGACCCTGATCTGGTGTTCGTGCTGCCGCACAAGCGCATGGCTTGGGATCAGGCGACGATCGAGCTTCACCGCCATGACAACGGCCTGTGGATGTGGTCGACGAGCGTCCATTGCGATAGCGGCGGCAGTGGCTACAGGGTCGGCGCGAAATGGGGGAAGTTCGCCGAAAGCAAGGCTGATGCGCTGTACTACGCTGTTCGCGAGATCGAGGGGCGGCTTGAACGATTTGACACCCCAACTGCGGCGCTCATCCTGAGCTGGGCGAGGGGGCTGGCCGCATGAAGCCGTCCGAACTTCCGTACACTTCGCTCGACGGCGTGGCTCTCACGGCAGATCGCAGCATGCTGATCCCGCCCGGATGTATCGTGGAAACGGGGTACGTCGCGGTCGAGGATGTCGTCATGGCCAGCCGGGACCGCATGGCCGTCGGCGACGTGGACGCGGCTTACCGGAAGAAGTTGCAGCTTGGATCCTCCCAGTCGTGGCCGCCGCCGCGCGGATACTGGCAGGACAATCGTTTCATCGTGGTCGACGGACGTCATGAATACGTCGCGGCGTTGATGCTGGGGCATTCGCATTTGTTCGTCGCGTGGGTGAAGCAGCCATGAGCGAGATCATCAAGCTCTTCGTCGAGGATGCCCGCGCGGTGTCGATCGAGACTGCGGCCAAGATCCTCAACCTGAAATTCAGCCAGCGCGGCGGCGAACATCCGCAGCCGTGTCCGAATTGCGGCGGCACCGACACCTTCGCCTTCAACACGAAAAAGAACAAATGGAACTGCCGCGCCGGCGGCGTCGGCGGCAATGACGGGATAGGCATGGCCGCGCATTGCGCCGATCTCGACGTCAAGCGCCGCGAAGGGTTCCTTGAGGCCTGTTCGATCGTGCTCGACCGGGACATTCCCGACGAGGGCGAGCGCGAGAGCGACGAGGATCGCGCGGCTCGCCTGAAGCGGCTGGAGGAACGCCGACTGCAGAACGAGGCGGACGCGGCCGCGCGGGCCGACGGCCAGGCCGACTTCCGCGAGAAGGAGCGCGGCAAGGCACGCGGCATCGTCAAGGCCGCGAGCGTGCTGTGTTCGGTCGCGGCGCCGCCGCACGGCCGGCACTACCTCCGACACCGTTGCAACGGCTTTCCGGATGCGTCCTGGCTGCGCATTGGCGCCAGCGTGACTTATTGGCATGGGCAGGACGAGCGGGGCGGTCCGATGGAGCTGTTCTCCGGCCCGGCGATCGTCGCGCCGTTCATCGGACCCGGCCTGGTCGAGATCGGCTGCCACATCACCTGGATCGATTTGCACGAGCCGCCGAAATTCCGGCCGAAGCTGTTCGGCCTGACCAGGGACGGCATCGCGGCCGGCCTGGTCGAATGGGCCTATGGCGATGGCGCACCCTCGGGAATCGACGTCGCCGATGGGCTTTATGAGCAACTGCCGTCCAAGAAGATGCGCGGCTCCAAGAAAGGCGGCCTGATCCCGATTGCCGGCCATCCTGAAGCCCGCCGATGGGTCGGCGGCGAGGGGATCGAGAACGGCGTCGCCTTCGGCATCTGGGAGGGCTGGCGGCCCGACACGTTCTATTTCGCCGCCGGCGATCTCGGCAATCTGACTGGCCCGGCCGAGCCCTCGTCGCGCTTCGCGCATCCGCTGCTGAAGAAAGCGGACGCCAAGGGTGTGGCGCGCGCGGTGATGGTGCAAGGCCCGGTGCCGAAACGCGACCAGGGCGCCGACGATGCCATGTGGGTGGCCGATCATGTCGACGAGCTGGTGCTGCTTGCCGATGGCGATTCCGAGCCGGTGATGACGGCCGCGGCAATGGCCCGGGCTCGCGCACGGCATGCCCGGCCTGGCCGGCTCATTCCAATCGTCTGGCCGCGTGCCGGATATGACTTTTCACGCATGGCTGTCGAGGCGGGGGAATAGTGGCAAAGAAAAAGACTGGCATGCCTGAAGAGGTAGCCGCACTGCTCGAGGAAGCCACGCGCCAGGCGGAGGCGGCGGGTTTGCCCCGCACCCCGTTCGATGCCGATCCCAGTGGCGATGTGACTGTCGATGAACTGGATGATGGCGAACCCGGCACGGGGCCGCGCCGCGGCAGCAAGGTCGACATCGAGGCGGTAAAGGCCTGTGCCGGCCTCGACCATTCCGACACCGACAATGCCGAGCGCCTGCTCGCTCACTTCGGCGAGGATCTGCTCGTGTTGGCGCAGGCGAAGGCGCGCAAGGCCGCCTACGCGGTATGGACCGGCACGCATTGGGACATCGACACCGGCGAGCCGCGCGCCCTGGCTGTGGCGCAGAACCTCGGCGGACGCATCGCGCTGGAGATCGAATATATCGACCACACACCGGCCGAGAAGGTGGCGATCGAGCGCGGCCATGAAGCGCTGAAGAAGCTGGAGCAGGAGCGATCCCCCGGCGAGAAGAAGCTCGCCAAGATGGCCGAGGATGCCCACAAGAACCTCAAGGCACGTATCAGCCGGCGGATGTCGCACGCCGTCTCCTCCAAGAACAAGGGCCGGCTTGAGGCGATGCTCGCCTGCGCGGCGCCGCACGTCATGCGCGGACCCGACGAATTCAACGCCGACCCGCTCAAGGTCGCTCTGCGCGGCCACACGCTGTGTTTCCGCAAGGTGATGAAAACCGTTCGCAACCCCGCCTACGACGATCCCCCGGACTTCGAGGAACAGGACGGCCGCGCGAACCTGCCCGAATTCATCGTGGCGCCGGTGGCCGAGCTGAAGGTGGTCAAGGGTCATCGCCGGCAGGATCTGATCACGCAGCTCGTGCCCGTCGATTACGACGCCGAGGCGACTTGCCCGAAATGGGAAGCCTTCATGGCGCGCATGCTGCCGCAGGACGATGTCAGGCGCATGGTGCAGGTCTCGGCCGGGCTCGGGCTGATCGGCTTGACGGTGCAGAAACTGTTCTTCCACTACGGCTTCGGCGCGAACGGCAAATCCGTCTTCCTCGAGGTGCTGTGCCGGCTGCTGGGCGAGGTGGCGGTGACCTTGCCGTCCGAATCGTTCACCGGCGAGGGCAAGGCCGGCGGCTCTGCCAATCCCGATATGGCGCGGCTCTATGGCCGCCGCTTCCTGCGCGTCAAGGAAATGCCCGAGGGCGAGGATCTCCGGGAGAACCTGGTCAAGGATCTGACCGGCGGCGAGCATTTCGCGGTGCGCGACCTCTTCCAGGGCTATTTCGACTTCAAGCCGATCTTCACCGGTCACATGTCGGGCAACGGCTATCCCAAGGTCACCGGCACCGACAACGGTATATGGCGGCGCATGTCCGTCGTGCATTGGCCGGTCACGCTCGCTGCCAGCGAGCAGCGCGAATTCGAGGAGGTGGTTTCGGAGTTCCTGCCGGAAAATCCCGGCATCCTGAACTGGCTGATCGAGGGTGTGCTGATCTTCCTGCGCGAAGGGCTTGTGGTGCCCGAAGCGGTCCGCCTGAAAACGCAGGAGTATCGCGACCAGATGGACCCAACGGCCGCCTTCTGCGCCCGCTGCGTGGTGAGCGAGGAAGGCGAGCCGGTCACCGCCAAGCAGTTCTATCAGGCCTATGTCGACTTCACGGTCGACCAAGGCGGCAAGCCGATATCGCTGACCCGGTTCGGGCTGATCATGCAGAAGAAGTACCGGCGAGAGGATGGCCGCATCGTGCATTACCACGGCATCCGGCTGATGGACGTGCCGCCGCCGAAGCAGGGCGGTTCCGGGCAACATGATTTCGAGGATCATCTGCGATGACGCTGCGCCTCCCCGTAACCCCTCCCTGGTCTCGTGTTTCTGTCCGCCAACCGGCGCACACATTGATATCATTGCCTTTTCCATCGCGACACTTGGCGATACTCGCGCCACCTTGCGCTACTCGCCTCGCGGCGAATAAGACAGCGGAAACAATGTGTTGCGATAGTTTGCACCACTTTGGGCAGGGCTATAAGGCGAGGGAAGGGGTCCGGGGGAATTCGGTCCTATGCGTATAGCAGCAGATAAGTATCGCAACTCTCGCAATATTCCGCCAACACATTGAAATCACGCACAAAACTATCGCTTTCAAACTATCGCTCTACTCCCGCTGACTATCGCAAAGTGTCGCAAGGATAAAAGAATGAAGACCGTGACCATTGAGGAACTGCTGACCTGGGCCTTCGTCCACGAATTGCCGAAAGGCGGCGGGGTGGACGGTCTGGACAATGCCAATTCGGCCTGGCGGATGCTGGAGGCGTCGTCCTGGGGCAAGATCACCAGCTTTGCGGAGTTGGGCGCTTTGATCGACACCGGCGGCAACGGCAGCAACTATTTCATCGAACAGGGCGAGCCGCATGAGGACGCGGTGACAGTCGGGCGCGCGGTGGCGGCCTTGCAGCGCTGCGATGTCGCCATCCCGGCCAACTGGCATGCGCTGGCCGACTGGCCGGACACCGAAGGCATGGCGGATGCCGCGGTGAAGCGCGCCGTCGATCGCTACATGGTCAGGACCGCGCATCGGCGCGCAGCCGGCATCGTCAGCCTCGTCGTCGGCACGGCGATCCTTGGACGCGAGCCGGATTACCAGGCGGAGCCCAGCAAGATCCGCTTGGTCGAGCGTGGGGGCAGGCCGACGTGGTTCGTCATGCGCCAGATGAGCCACGACGACGGCCGGATCTATAGCCTCGAAGTGGACGGCTACAACACGCGGACCCACAAGCCAATGAAGGGCGCATACCGGAAGTACGAGTTCTCGACTGACCCGACCGGCGACATCCTTGGCCGGCTCGATTATCAGATTTGGGTGGCGGCACTGCGCCGGCTTGAAACCGCGATCGCGGCCGAGCTGGTCGCGCATCGCATGGTGCACTCGGATCGGTCGATGACGCCGTGGCTTGAGCGCGACAAGCCCGGCGTCGCCATCGTCGAAAGGGCCACTGACCGGTCCGCGAAAAAAACAGAGGCCGCCTGTTGACGGGCGGCACAAACTTGACATACCTCTGAACACGGTAAAAAAGAAATCACCCCGGCGCCCAAGCGACCGGGGTTTTTTATTGGTCGCTCCAGCCATGCCCGGCTTGAAATTCACCAACGCGAGTTCCGGCGGCGTCGGATATTCGGCGGGTGGGCCAGCGGTCACGATGGTCTTCAACTTCGACCGTCTGTTTGTCCGCGCCAATGATATCGAGCGCAAGCAGTTGCCGTTCGCCACGGCGCGGGCGCTAACCTGGACGGCCAAGGCCGCTCAGGCGGACATGCGCGCCGCCATGGGCAAGGTGTTCGATAGTCCCATCGGCTACACCTTGCGCGGGGTGACGATCGAGCCCGCCACCAAGGATCGGCTGCGGGCAACCGTGCTGCTCAATGGCTATGCACCGGGCAAGCTGCCGGTTGGCGCGTATCTCTATCCGCAGGTGTTCGGCGGCAAGCGTGCGCAGAAGTCCTTCGAGCGCGCCTTGAGCAAGGCAGGCCTGTTGCCTGCGGGCTGGGTGACGGTGCCGGCTGCGGGTGCCAAGCTCAATGCGGCGGGCAACATCACGGCCGGTCAGATCGTGCAGATGCTGTCCGATCTGAAGCTCCAGTTCGACGCCACGGCCAATCGCAGCAAGCGATCGCTGAAGCGTAACAAGAGCTACCGCAAGCAACGCTTCTTCGTCCCTGCCAAGGGTTCGCACCTCAAGCCCGGGGTATGGATCAGGGATGGCAAGGGCGGGATCAAGCCGATGGTCCTGTTCGTGCAGCAGCAGACCTACGCGCCGCGCCTTGACTACTTCGGCATCGTTCGGGAGAGCGCGACGCGCAATTTCCCCGAGCTTTGGACCAAGTCATTCGGTCAAGCCATGGCCAGCGCGCGCCGCTGAGGCCATGGTGCGACGCAGCACCCCACCGGGTGCGCCGCACCATCGATTTGGGTCCTTCCCCGAGGGGTCCGACCGCGGGTATTTGGGACCGCGTGGGTTCGGTAGTCTGCGTGGAAAATCGAAGCCTAAAGTCCGGGCTAAACTGGAGCCTAAAGAAAGGTAAAGTCGCCGGTTGCGCGGCGGAAAGCTGGTCATGGCGACGGAGACGAAGACGGAATTTGCGGCGCGCTGCAATGTCAGTCCGGGTCGCGTCTCGCAGTGGATCGCTGCCGGCAAGATCAAGCCGACATCGCTTGAGGGCGAGGGGCGTTCGGCCAAGATCGTCATTGCGGCCGCGCTCGCCGACCTGAAGCGCTCGCTCGACGTCTCGCAGTCGATCGGCCTCAACGGGTTTGCGACAAAGCTGAACAACACGCCGCCTGCCGACGCAGCGCCCGCTGTCGCGCCGCTCGCCGAGCAGACCGAAACCGCCGCCACCAAGGAGCCGGAACCTCGCCGCCAGGACGACACGTCCGAGCAGATCGCGCAGGAGCGGCTGCGCCAGGCGAAGATCCAGACCCGCAAGGCTGAGCGCGAGGAAGCGCTGCTCGTCGGACGCTACATGCTGCGCGAGGAAGCGGAGGCGCAGATCGCTCGCACCGCTGGCATGGTGCTGACCACGGTCGAGAGCGGCTTCAATGGCATGGCCGACGCGCTCGCCGCCGAGTTCTCGATCCCGCGGCGTGACGTGTTGCACACCTTGAACAAGGCGTTTCGCACGGTGCGGGAAGCCGCCACCCGCGCATTCGCGGAAAAAGAAGCCGCCATCGCCAAGGCCGAAGCCGAGGCGATCGAGGACGACGAGGAGGACGATCAGGAAGACTGACCCGAACCAGGTCGCAGGATTGGAACGATGACCTTTCACGATCCGCACCTGGCCAAGGCCGAGGTCTCGCTCTATCGCGTTCTGCGCGATGTGTTCGCGCCGCCACCGCCGGTCGATTATCTGCAATGGGCGAAGCGCAACATCGTCTTTTCCGAGCGCATCACGTCGCGGCCGGGGCCATACAGCGAGGAGACGTTCCCGTTCTTCTCCGAGATCCTGACCGCGCTCGGTCCGGACGATCCCTGCCAGATCGTCACGCTGATGAAGTCGGCGCAGGTCGGCGGCACGGTCGCCGCCAACATCTTCACGCTCGGGACCATGTCAATGGACCCCTGCGACCTGCTCTACGTCCATCCGACGGACAGCAACGCGATCAAGTGGTCGAACCAGAAGTTGGTTCCGCTGCTGAAGGAAACGACGTGCCTCGCGCCGCTGTTCCCGCTGACCAGCCGCGAGGGGTCAAACTCCAAGCTCTACAAGGAGCGCAAGGACGGGCGCGGCGCGATCTCGGCCGCCGGCGCCAACTCGCCGTCGAACCTGTCGATGGTCTCACCGAAGCGGCAGGTCCAGGACGATCTGGCGAAGTGGGAGAACAACCAGGCCGGCGACCCCGAAGCGCAGGCCGATTCGCGCTCCAAGGCGTTCCTTGGTCGCAAGGTTCTGAAGATCTCGACGCCGCTGGTATCGCCCGGCTGCCGCATCACGGCCAATTACGAAGCCGGCAGCCAGGAGAAGTATCACGTCCCGTGCCCTCATTGCGGCCATCTGCAGCCGCTCGAATGGGAGGCGATGCGCGATCACCTTGATCCGGCGCATCCCGAGAAGGCCGCGTTCCTCTGTGCTGCCGAAGGCTGCGGCGGGTTCATCGAAGAGCATCACCGGGCAGAAATCTGCCGGCCTGTGCATCTCGGCGGCCAGGCCAAATGGGTCGCGAAATATCCGGAGCGGAAGCGCCATCACCGCTCGTTCTTCCTCTGGGTACCGTATTCGCCGCTTGAGAGTTGGGAAGCGCTCGCCCGGGCCTATCTCAATGTCCGAGCCGGTGGCGAAGATCAGCGGCAGCGCAACCAGGAGGCCGAGCAGGTCTTCTGGAACGACTGGCTCGGCCTCGCCTATGAAGCGACCGGCGAGACGCTGCCGTGGGAAGAGCTGCGCGACCGGGCCGAGCTGATCGGCCACCGCCGCGGCGTCATTCCGAAAGGTGCGCTGACGCTGACCATCGGCGTCGATGTTCAGGGCGACCGGGTCGAGTGGCAGCTCGTCGGCTGGGGCGCCCGCCGCCAGCGCTGGACGGTCGACTACGGCGTCTTCGATTCGCAGACGGTGCCACCGGGCGGCAAGCCGCACTCCGGGCATATCTCGGAACCGGAAATCCGCACCGCGCTCGATAGCCTGCTGAAGCGCCAATGGCCGGACATGTTCGGCAACCGCCGCGCCGTCGACCTGCTTGCCATCGACGGCAACGCCTGGACCGCCGACGTTTGGGAGTGGGCCAAGCGCCACCCTCTGTCGCGGGTGATCATGACGCGCGGCGTGCCGAACGAAACGGCATCGCTGCTGGCCATGGTGAAGAAGGAGCGGGACTCGAAGGGGCGCATCGTCAAGTATTCGCGCAAGTTCTTCAACCTCGCCGTCTCGATCCTGAAAATGGGTCTCTATCGTGGGCTGAAGAAGGTGGACCCCGAAGAGGTCGGCTTCGTTCACCTGCCGAAGGGCCTACCCGACGAATTCTACCGGCAACTCGTCTCAGAGCGACGCCTGCAAGAGAAGAGCCGCTCCGGCATCGTGTCGTGGCGCTGGGTGCTGCCGGACGGGCTGCGCAACGAAGTGCTCGACACGATGAACATCGCTGAAGGTGCGGCGATCCGGATCGGCGTGCGTCAGCGCACCGAGGAAGAATGGGAAGCCTTGGCGGAGATGATCGAGGTGGCGCCAACGGATGCACAACTCGATCTCGAAGAAATCCTGCCGCTCTTTGCCGAGCCGGCCGCTCCGGTCGCGTCGAAGCCCTCCGGGCTGTCCATGGCTGATCTGATGAAACAGTTGAACAGGTGAAACGATGGCGCTGACCGACGACGAAAGGGCTGTGCTGACCGCGCGCCTTGCATCGGCCGAGACGGCCCTGCACAGCCTGATGGTCGGCCAGTCCGCCGTGTCCCTGTCCTATGACGGCGAAAGCGTGACCTACAGCCAGGCCGACGAGGCGAAGCTGCGCCGCTACATCGCTGAGTTGAAATCGCAGCTCGGCATCGGCTGCAATCCGTACCGGCGAGGGGTGCGCGCATGACCGCAATCCTCGATCGCTTCGGCGCGCCTATCAAGGCGCAAGGTATCGTCCAGCGTGGCATGCCGTTCGGCCGCACGGCCTACGAGGCAGCCAGCTATTCGCACCAGGATCTCGCCGGCTGGCTGCCGCGCTCTGTGTCAGGCCAATCCGCGCTGACCAATGAGCGCGAGCTGATCACCGATCGCGTGCAGGACATCGCCCGCAACGACGGCTGGGCGTCGGCCTCGATGTCGCGTTCGCTCGATCTTGTCGTGGGCTCCGGATGGCGGCTTTCCGTCGACCTGCCGGCGACGCTCCTCAACCTCGAGCCCGACGAGGCCGACGCGATTTCCGACCAGATCGAGGAAGCCTGGACGGCATATGCCGAGGATCCCGGCTTCTGGTGCAACGCCTCGCGCCAAGGGCCGATGGCGGCCGTGCTTGGCCTCGCCTATCGCCAGCGCATCGGCGACGGCGAGGCGCTTGCCGAGATCTGCTGGGACGAAAACCGCGGGGGCCAATTCGCCACCTTCGTCAAGATGATCGATCCGGACCGGCTGTCCAATCCGAACAACATCTTCGACACGGCTGACCTTCGCGCCGGCGTACAGTTGGACGAGCATGGCGCAGCGATCGGCTATCACGTGCGCACGCATCATCCCGACGACGATGCCGTCTGGGGCGCCGGCATGCCCGAATGGAACTTCGTCGAGCGCGAGACCGAATGGGGCCGTCCGGTCATGGTCCATGCTTTCGAGGCGGACAGGGCAGGGCAGTTCCGCGGCGTTCCCCCGATGGCGCCGATCCTGCGCAAGCTGAAGCAGATGGTGAAGTATGACGAGGCCGAGTTGCAGGCCGCCCTCGTCAATGCCGTCCTCGCCGCGTTCATCACCTCGCCTGGCAACCACGACGATCTCGCCGAGGCGATGACGGCAACCGACGTTGCCAAGCTCAACCTCGATCGGCTGAGTGCTTACAAAGAAGCACCGCCACGCCTGCAGGGTGGCACCGCACATTTTCTCTATCCGGGCGACGAGGTGACGCTGACCCAGCCCGGTCATCCGAATTCCGGTTTCGAGGCATTCTTCCGTGCCGGCTTGCGCAACGTCGCGTCGACGGTGGGCCTGACCTACGAGCAGCTGACGATGGACTGGTCGCAGGTGAACTATTCCAGCGCCCGCGCCGCGCTGCTGGAAATCTGGCGCGGCCTGACGGCGCGCAAGGATATGTTCGCTGCCCAGTTCATGGGCCAGATCTATCGCGCCTGGCTTGAGGAATATCTCGATCGACGCTTGATCAAGCTGCCGGCAAAGGCGCCCTCGTTCGAGGCGATGCCCGCGGCGTGGGCTAAAGCCGACTGGATCGGGCCAGCTCGCGGTTGGGTCGATCCGCAGAAGGAAGCTGAAGCAGCGGGCATGCGCATGTCGCTCGGCATTTCCAGCCTCGAAAAGGAATGCGCCGAGCAAGGTCTCGACTGGAAACAGGTCACCCGCAAGCGTGGCAGGGAACGGAGATTTCTTCTGGCCAACGGGCTGGAGCCAGATCCGGCGCGCGTCGAAGCCAAAATCCAGACGGCGAAAGAAGAAGAGCCGGATCAGCGCGACAGGCGCGAACGCGAGGAGGCCGCGTGATGCGAACCTATCCATTCCAGGCGGCGCGCATGTTCAACACGCCGCTTTTGGTTCATCCCGGCAAGGCGGAGATCATCTGCCGTGCGGTCGGCCGCCGCATCCTCGGCGCCGACATTGACGTCCGCGCACCGCAGGCCGGCATCCTCGGCGAGCCGATCCGCGAGGACATCAATGTCGACTGGTTCACCGGGGAGGAAAACAGCTCCCTCGAAAGCGTGCGCCGGGTCGGCAATGTCGCCGTGCTGGAGATCGAAGGCTCGCTTGTCGCCAAGGGCAAATGGACCGGCGCCTATTCCGGCATGACCTCCTACGAGGGGCTCAATGCGCAGATTTCCGACCTGCGCGCTGATGACAGCGTGCGCGGCGTTGTCCTTGAGATCGACAGCTTCGGCGGCGAGGTTGCCGGCGCGTTCGATTGCGCCGACCAGATCGCGGCACTCTCGGCCGAGAAGCCGGTCATCGCCATCCTGACCGACCATGCCTGCTCGGCGGGCTATCTCGTGGCTTCGCCCGCACGGTCGATCATCGTCCCGCGCACCGGCATGGTCGGCTCCATCGGCGTCATCTCCATGCATGTCGACATGTCGCGTGCGTTCGACGAGGCCGGCCTCACCGTCACCATTCTGGCGGCCGGCAAGTTCAAGGCGGACGGTTCGCCCTACGCGCCGCTTCCCGACGCCACGGCGGACAAGTTCCGCGCCGAAATGGAAATGCTTCGCGAGATCTTCGCGGAGGCGGTCGGTCGCTATCGCGGCGACCGGCTGCCGAAAGCCAAGGCCCTCGCCACCGAGGCCGAAACCTACGTCGGACAGGCGGCGGTCGATGCCGGCTTGGCCGACGCGGTGGCAAACCCGACGGAGGCCTTCAAGGCCTTCGTAACCGAGATGGCCGGCTGACGCCCGCCCGAACTGGAGAAGCAACATGAGCAGCCTGATGAACGCAATCCGTCGCGCGACGGGCGGCAAGCCGCGCCTCGAGGACGACAAGCCGGAAGACACTGACGAAGACAAGAACAAGGCCGAAGACACGGCCGATGAACCGGCTGACGAGGATGACGTGTCGGACGATGACGATCCCGAAGCCGAGGACGACAAGGACGAGCCCGACGCCGAGGAGGGCAAGGACGACAAGGACATGTCGGCCGCCGATCGCGCCGTCTTCGCCAGGGGCCGCAAGGCCGAGCGCAAGCGGATCGGCGCGATTCTCGGCTCCAAGGCGGCGGCGGCCAATCCAGCGCTTGCCGCGCATCTCGCCTTTGCCACCAACGACCGCGCTTCGAAGGTTCTCGCGGCGCTGAAGGCCGCCGGCCCGGCGGCATCGACCTCCGGCCTGGCCGCCCGCATGGGCAGTCGCCCATCGCAGCTCGGTCGCGGCGGCGACAAGCCGACCAGCCGCAAGGACGCGGGTGCCGCCTGGGATGGTGCCTTGGCAGCTGCCGGCGTCAAGACCAGGCGCAAGTAGCACTCTCGACAGGTCCGCCGCCGCGATCGGTCGCGGCGGCCAATGACATCCCGCGCCCAAGACGCCGGCGCGGCATGGAACGGCCCGCTGGCCGAAGCCGGCGTCCAACAGGAAAGGAAATGACATGACGACCTCTGTGGAAGGGCCGCGCACGGCCGAATTCCTGATCTCGGAAGCGGAGCATTTCCGTTCCCGCGATGTCGGCACGATCGACGCCACCGGCGGAGCGCTCGATGCCGGCACGATCCTTGGCAGGATCACCCTGGGTGCTGCTGTCGCGGTTGCCAAGGGCGGCAACACCGGCAACGCCACCGTCTCGGCGGTGACCCGCGGGCCGGGTGCGAAAGTCGGCGTCTATTCGGTCGATTTCACCGCCGCGACCAAGTTCGACGTCACCGACCCGGACGGCTTCAAGATCAAGTCGGGCTCCACCGGCGTCGCCTATGCCGACGATCTCGGCTTCACCATCACCGCCGGCGCCACGCCGATGGTGGCGGGCGATGGCTTCAACATCACCGTCGCGGCCGGCGCCGGCAAGTACAAGCGCCACGATCCTGCCGCCGTCGACGGCAGCCAGGTAGAAGCGGCGGTCCTGTTCGAAGCGATCGGTGCCGTCGAGGACGATCGCACCGTCGTCGCCCGCGCCGCGGCGGTGAAGTCCTCGAAGCTGATCTACGCCGCCGGGGCCAACGATGCCCAGAAGGCCAAGACCAAGGTCGCCCTCGAAGCGCGCGGCATCATCGTCCGCTGACATCATTCCCGGCGCCCGTCGGCGCCTGGTCCTTTCCGCAGTCATCCCGGCCTCGCGCCGGATCTTAACGCAAACAGCGCGGCCGCCGGCCGCCGATGGAGAAACCGCCATGCTGTCCATGGACGCATTCAACGATAGGGCCTTCTCGATGGTCAGCCTCACGGCGGCTATCAACAATATCGACTATGTCCCGAACCTGCTCGGTTCGCTCGGCATCTTCGAGGATACGCCCGTCTACACCCGCACCATCGCCGTCGAAAAGAAGGGCCAGACGCTCAGCCTGATCCCGACCTCGCCGCTGGGCGCCGCACCCCGCGAAACCGATCGCGACGGTCGCGATATCCGTGACCTGCGCACCGTTCGTCTGGCCGATTCCTTCACCCTTTATGCCTACGAAGTCGAAGGCATCCGCGCCTTCGGCACCGAAAGCGAGTTCGAATCGCTGCAGGTCGAATACGCCGGGCGTATGGCCAAGGTGCGCACCAACATGGAGCTGACGCACGAATATCATCGCCTCGGCGCCCTCCAGGGCAAACTGCTCGACGCCGACGGCACCTCGGTGATCTACAACTATTTCACCGAGTTCGGCATCGCCGAGCCCGCCGCGATCGACTTCAATCTTGACGACGTCAACACCGATGTCTGGGCCAAGTGCCAGTTGGTGAAGCGGGCCGTCATCCGTGCTTCCAAGGGCGTGTTCACGCCGGCTTCGAGCGTCCACGCTCTGGCTGGCGACGCCTTCTACGACGCCCTGACCCAGCACCCGAAAGTGTTTCAGTTCTATATGAACTGGCAGGCTGCGCAGCAAATCCGCGAGGTCAAGGCGTTCGAAAGCTTCGAGTTCGGCGGCATCGTCTGGCACAATTATCGCGGCACTGACGACAATTCCACTGTCGCCATTCCCGTCGACGAGGCGAAGTTCTTTCCGGTCAATGCGCCCGGTGTCTTCGTCAAGGCGATGGCGCCGGCCGAGTTCGGTCCGTTCGTCAACACGCGCGGGCAGGACACCTACGCGATCAATGTCCTCGACAAGGACCGCCAGGCCTGGACCAAGGGGGAACTCTACTCCTACCCGCTCTATCTCTGCGCCCGGCCCGACGTGCTCCAGAAGGCGACGCGCACCTGACATCGTGATCCGAGGCCGGGCAGTCATGCCCGGCCCCTGACGTCTGCAACAAGGAACACAGGCAATGACCGCAAAAGCGTCTATCTCGATGACTGTCTCGGGCGGGCAGGAGGGTGCGAATTCGTTCGGCGGCGGGCCGTTCTGGAATGGTCTCATTTCATTTGCGTCCGCATTGGGTTCCGGTGTCGCGGCCAAGCAGATCGACACTCTCTATATGGCGGAGCGGACGGTGGCCGCCTCGACCAGCGACGATATCGATCTTGCCGGCGTTTTGACGGATGCACTCGGGGCATCGATCGTTGCCGCCGAACTGGTCGGGATTGTCGTTGTCAACGAACCGAAGGATCCTGCCGCCGCGCGCAACCAGTCCACCCTGACAATCGGCGGTGCGACAAATCCGGTTCCCGGCTTTTCGGCGGCCATCGTCCCGATCGAACCGGGCGGCGTCTTTGCCGCGTTCTCTCCCGGCACTGCGGGCATTGCAATGGTGACGGCGGCGACCGGCGACAAGATCCGCGTCGCCAACGGAGCCGGCGGAACGGCAAAATACCAGATTGCGATTTTGGCGCGATCCGCCTGACCGCATCCACGACGTCCTCATATCAACCCCGAGTAGGAGGCACCCATGGCCGCTGCAGTCGAAACCATCCGCGTAACAGCGGAAAACACCACCGGTCGCGGCAAGGTGCTGCGCACCCATGGCGGCACCGTCGAGGTGCCATCCTACGGCAAGCTCGTCGATGTCGACATTCTGCCGCTGAGCGAGGACCAGATCGAGGACTATCGTGTCCGCCATGGCATGATCATAACCCTCGCGGGGCAGGCGCCGGCCCGCAAGAAGAAGGGCGGCAAGACCCCTGACCGCGCCGCTCTGGAGAGCGCGGTGACCGAAGCGGAAGCCGCGCTGCAGGCGGCAGAGGCCGGCACCGACCTCGACGCCATCGCCGGCGCCCAGCAGGCGCTCGACGAGGCCGAGCGGGCTCTGGCGGCTGCCTGATGGGCTTGCGGCCCACTCTCTTCGCCGGCATGGGCGAGGCCTTCGCCAGGACCTTCGGCGGCGACAAGGAAGCCCTCGTCACCGTCGCGCCTGGCGACGTGCGCCGGATCCCGGACTGCATCTTTCGCGAGTTCCGCGAAGGCGGCTTCGGCGAAGAGGATGGCGCGGCGATCGAGGGCGTGACGCACACGCTGAAGTTCGCCGCCTCGGCCGATCCCGGCGTTGTCCAAGACATGCCGGTCGAGATCGTCGATCCCGGCCAGACGGTCGGTCAAAGCTTTGTTGCCGCCGGCGTCCATTTCGACGGCCGCGCCATGACCCGCGTCCTGCTCGCGACGCCATAGGAATCTTGCCATGCATGTCCGCGAACAGATCGCGCAGCGTTTCGACGCGCTGCTGGCGGGGATAACGGATTTCGCCGACACGTCTGGCCCGCGCACGCGCGACATCCCCGAAGAGCGGCTGCCGGCTGCGACCGTGTTTTCCGTGCGTGAAACGTCCACGGTCGACCACCAGGTCGACGGCACCACGGTCGCCTATCGGCGCGAGGCGGAATTCCTCGTCGTCATCCACCTCGCCGCCGGCGCGCTGCGCACCAACTTCAACGCTTTGTGCGTGCCGGTCGAGACCGCCATCCTGGCCGATCCGAAGCAATCAGGCCTGGCGCGCGGCACTGTGCTTTCCGGAACCGAGTTCGGCATCGACCCGCAGACCTCGAAGCCGCTCGGCTTCGGCTTTGTCCGCTTTCTGGTGATCTACGTCACATCATCCGCAAACCCTGAAAACCCGCTCTGAAGGAGACGGAAATGGAACTCGGCAGAACCCTCACCATCGCGCGTCATGAGGACAACACCCCGACGCTCGCCACCGATCCGGCCGAATACGCCTTCGTCTGCGGCGGCCGCAGCCGATCCTTCGACATGAGCGCCAACCGGTTCGACCGCACCGTCCCGGATTTCACCAATCCCGGCGCCCCGCTGGTCAAGGCGGAAGGGTCCGGCATCCAGAACCGGACCTTCCAGATTTCGGGGTTGCAGATCAACAACACGGCCGGCCTCGGCATGCTCGAGGACGCCCGCCAGGCGCGCGACTGGTATTACCTGATCTCGGTGCCGGGCTGGGGCGATTTCTCCGGCAGGTACAACGTGTCGATCACGCTCGCCGGCGAGCTCGAGGGCGACATGACCTATGACGCCAGCTTCTCGCTGGCGGATGGCGCCACCGAAGCCTTCACGCCCGAAGCCTGATGGCCAGGCTGCCCAATCCCCTGCGCGGCGAGGCACCGCTGCGCATCGGCACCGTCGACGTCGTGATCGGCATCGAGTTCGATCGGCTCGCCGCCTATAGCGGCGTGACGTTCATCGACGAGATGTCGGCGGCGCTGCAATCGCTGGTCTCCTTCAGCCCGCGCCATGCCAAGGCCGCCCTCGACTGTTTTGTTATCGACGGCGATGCCGCGGACGCCAAGGCCAGCCTTACCGCGGCTGACGCGCAAGCCTGGCGAAAGGCTTTCACCGCGGCGATCGCGGCGCATCTCGCCAAGGCCGGTGAGCGCGGGAAGGAACAAACCCCGGGAAACGGATAAAGCCCCTGACCGTCAGGGGCTTTGTCGAGATGTGGCAACAGGTGGCGACGGGCCCACTCGGCTGGTCACCCGCAACATTCTGGCGCGCCACCTTGTCGGAATTGCTTGTCGCCCTCGAGGGCAAGTTTCCCAACACCAAGGCGCAGCCTTTGAGCAGCGAGGAGAGCGCCGCTCTCGAAGCGCAATTCCGCGCCAAGCAGGAAAAGAGCAGGAAGAAATATGCCGCGCCCTGACGTTGAAGCCTTCATTGACGGCAATGCCAAGGGCTTTGAAAAGGCCATGGCGGATATCCGTCGCTTGACCCAGCAGACGGCGCGCGGCGCCTCGGCGGACTTCGCTGCGCTAAGTTCGAAGATTGCCGGCATCTCGCGCGGCGTGACCGCTTCCCTGGCTGCGATCGGCATCGGCTTTTCGCTGGATGGCGTTCGGAACGCGATCAAGGAAGTCGCCGACATCGGCGATGTCTCCGACAAGGTTGGCCTGACGACGGATGCATTGCAGGAACTTCGTTACGCCGCAGACAAGACCGGGGCATCGACCGACGCGCTCGATCGGTCCATGGCCACCTTCTCCAAAAGCATCGCCGAGGTGGCCACAGGCGCCGATAACGACCTGGCGCGGGTGCTGAAGGCCAACAACGTTGAGCTTCGAGACCAGGACGGCAATCTGCGCAAGCAGATCGACATTCTCGGCGACTACGCCAATCTGATCAAGAACGCACGCACCGAGCAGGATCAACTGCGGCTGGCTACCATCGCCTTCGGTGATCGCGGCGGCGATCTGGTCAACACCTTCCGCGGCGGCGCCGATGCAATTCGCGCGATGAGGGATGAAGCGCACGATCTCGGCCTCGTGCTGTCCAACGACATGGTGGCCAGTGCTGATGAAATCGACAAGAAATTCCAGGCGCTCGCCAATACTGTCGAGGTGGGTCTTAAAGGTGCCATCATCAGGGCCGCCGAAGACCTGGAGAACTTCATCGACAAGTTCCAGTCCTTCGAAAACCAGAAGTCATCGAGCCTGGACGATCAGCTTGCGGGCATCGGCAAGCAGCGCCTTGATATCGAAAATCAGATCAAGCGGTACCAGAATGGGGAACAGCCGGACGACGGCATCTTCGGAACATCCCTCGGCCAATCCACCGCTGGCGAAGCAATTCAGGCGCTCGAACGCGAAAATGAAGCGCTGGCCGAAAATGAGCGGCAAATCCTGAATGTCGTCTCTGCACGTCGAAAAGATGCCGAAGCGCGCAAGGCCGCCGCGGCCGCTTCACCGCCGGACAAGCCGACAGTCATCCCTCCCGCGCCGAAGGCAGGTGGCGCAAAAGGCCACAGGCCGACCGGCGACGATCGCGTCGCCGACGATCTGCAGGCGGTGAAGGATCGCACGGCGGCCCTCGAGGCCGAGCGGCAGGCGCTCGGCCTGTCGTTCAAGGAACAGCAACAGCGTCAGATCGCGCTCGACCTCGAGCATCAGGCGCTGAAGGACGTGCGCGAGGAAGCGCGCCGCAAGGGCGACCAGGACTGGCAGAATGCCCAGCTGTCGCAGAAGCAGGTCGCCGACATCGATGCCGTCTCGGAAGCCTATGCCGAGCAGGCCGACCAGCTGCGCAAGGCAACGGAGGAGCATGAACTACAACGTGATGTCCTAAAAGGCGGCTTCAGCGATCTCCGCTCGGCGCTTCAGGATGGCAAGCTGGATTGGAAGGACCTTGGCGATATCGCCATGAATGCCCTGAACAAGATCGTCGACAAGATCGAGAACGATCTTGTCGACGCCATCGACCAGGCCAACAGCGCCGCCAGCGGTGGCGGGGGAGGCGGCATTCTGGGCCTGCTCACCAAGGGCATCGGCGCGCTCTTCGGCGGTGGCGGATCAGGCCAGCCGCCTATTGTCGGCGGCGACCCTTGGGCCGGCATGCGCGCCAAGGGGGGCCCGGTCACGGCCGGTCAGCCTTACATCGTCGGTGAGAAGCGGCCCGAACTCTTCGTGCCGCGCGTCAGCGGCGTCATCGTTCCGAAGGTGCCGGACATGGACCGTTATGCCGGCGAGGCCGCGGCGCCGAACGCGTCCATCACCTATGCCCCGACCATCACCATCGGGCCCAATGCGCAACCTGGCGTCGCCGAGCAATTGGAAGCGGTGATGAAGAAACAGCAGCGCGAGTTCACCAGCAACGTCGCGAGGTCGCTGCGCGAAATGAAGATCAAGGGTATCCGCGCATGACGATCGACCTGCCGGCGGTCCGGTTCCAGTTGACGCGTCCGGCCCTGGTCGATTCCGTGTCCGTGGATCGTGCCGGCGAGCGCTACATCGGCTTCATGAACTATGCCGATTCCTACTGGCAGATGCCGATGCGCACACGGCCTCTCGAGGCCAGCGAGTTGATGCTGGTGCAGGCGTTCGGCGCGCGGGCAAGGCTGGGCAAGATCACCGTCGTCTGGCGCCCAGTCGATATCTGCCTGCCGCAGGCCTATTGGGGCAATCCGGACGCCGCGGCGATCGCCGATGACGGCAACCTTGTTTCCGTCACGAACGGCTTCACCGTCGCGATCAACGGCGTCGTCAACGGGCTGACCCTGATGCCCGGCGACCTGTTCTCGCTGCAAAAGGATGGTTATCGCTCGCTGCACCGCGTCGTCGTCGGCGCGGTCGCGGCGGCCGGCGCGATCGGCCTCACGGTGGAGCCGGCGATCCCGGGCTACATCGCCGCGGGCGCCATCGCCAAATTCCTCAACCCGGAACTGAACTGCCGCGTGGTGCCGGGCTCCTTCGTCATTACCGACGATCACAAGCCGGTCGCCGCCTTCACCCTGGTCGAGGTACCGAAATGACCTTCCCGACCCGCTTGCAGGACCTGCTCGAAGAGGGCCGCGTCGTCATTCGCGGCATGATCAAGTTCCAGCTGGGCTCCGGCTTCCACGGCATGTGGCTCGGCAATTACGACCTGGTCTATGACGACGGCGGCGGTCCGGTCACCTACAGGCCGAACCAGCTGCTGTCGGCGGAGCCGCCGGAAGGCTCGCTTGGCATGGAGGCGACGGAGTTTGTCGTCACCATGCCGGCCGCGACCGACTTCGGCGTCACGCCGGATATCCTCGCCCAGATCGAGCAGGAAGACTACAAGGGCCGGCCGTGCTGGATTTACGAGGCCTATTTCGATCCGGACACGCGCGAGCTGCTCTATGTCGAGCAGGAGATGGCCTTCGGCTATGTCGACTTCATCGACCATGTCCAATCGGGCGGACAGCTTCGGCTGGAAGGCCATGTGATTTCCGGAGCGGTGGACAACCATCGTGACGGCTACCGTTCCGCCAGCAATGAAGACCAGCAGCTGATCTCGGCCGGCGACCTTGGCTTCCAGTACGCCACCAGCATCAAGACCGAAAAATTCGACATTGAGTTCGAGTGAGTTCAAGCGGCGTCGGTTCGATCGGCCTCAACCCATCCGCGTGACGTTCTCCTGAGCAGGATTTTTGAGAAGGGTCCGTCCATCTTTGGCCCCCAATCCTCGACCTCGACGGTGGAGCCAAGCGCTGGAATGTCACTGACGCCGATTTTCCCGGCATCGAGAATATAAGCGCGGCCGTCAGGGATCTCTCTGACGACATAAGAGCGCCAGCCAGTCGGCGTTTCGAAGAGTGCGGTATCCCATATCGCCATTGCCGACAAATACCATCATTCAGCAGGATTTCCCATGCTCCAACTCACCCGGCTTCCCGACTGGGATCGCCGCCTCGCGCGCGTGACCGAAAAGCACCTCGCCATGCCCGGAGTCTGGGGTGCGTCCGATTGCCTGCAAACCGATGGCGAAGCCGTCGACGCGGTCATCGGCGCGAATCCGTTCGCGGAAGTGGCCGGCAAGTACAAGACCGAAGCCGGCGCCGCGCGGCTGCTGCGCAAGCGCGGCTTTGCCAATGTCGAGGAGGCGCTCGCCAGCCTGTTTGCGAAGATGCCGCGGCTGATGGCGCGTCGCGGCGACCTGGCCGTGGTCGAGCGCAACGGCCAGCTGTGTGCCGGCTATATCTGTGAATACGGCGCGGCCGTGAAGACGGAGACGGGGCTGACCTTTGTGCCGCAGACCGAAATCCGCTCGGCTTTCCGCGTGGGCGACTGATGCCTTTCCTCGCGCCGGTCGTCACCAGCATTGGCGGCATCCTGACGGGTGCGTCGGCGTTCCTGAGTTCGGGAACGATCCTCGCCGGCGTGGCGCGCCTCGGCCTCGGCATTGCCGCGCAATATGCCGTCGGCGCACTGATCGGCACGCCGTCGGCGCCGTCGCAGGTCACGCATCTTCAGGCGCAGTATGGCGAAAACCTGCCGCGCACAGTGGTGCTGGGCAAGCGCGGCCTTGCCGGTCACTTTATTTACCGGAACGCCTATGAGACGGGCAACCGCAGGGTCCAGGACGTCTATGTCCTCTCCCATTTCCGCATCAATGGCGTCACGCGCGTTCGCTATGAGGGCGCATGGAAAACGCTCGGCGGCGTGGAAGACCCGGAAAGGGGCTTCCGCGTCCAGGATATCGATGCCGAGATCTGGATCAAGGTCTACACGGGCGCGATCGACCAGGCCGCCGATCCGAACCTCATCGAGGAAAGCAACCCGCCCGGCCGCTGGACAGCGGCGCACAGGCTTGCCGGCCTAGCCTATGCCGTCGTCACCCAGCAGCTCGACCGGGAGAAGCTGCCCAACCCCTGGGATGCATTCTTCGAGGTCGAGGGCGTTTGCTACGACTGGCGCCAAGACGATTCAGTCGGCGGCGACGGCGACCAGCGCTGGAGCGATCCGGCGACGTGGGGTCCGTCCTACAATCCGGTCATCCAGGCTTATAATCTGGAGCGCGGTTTCTATCTTGGCGACCAGCTGATCGTCGGCAAAGGCATTGTCGCGTCACGGCTGCCGCTGGCGAACTGGACGCTTGCCGCCAACATCGCCGACGAGGCCATGGTCAGCGGGCCGCGATACACCTCGTCCTACATCGCCTCGGCTGGCCAGGGCATCACCCATGCCAACAACATGGAGCCGATCCTCGCCGCCTGCGCCGGCTCCTGGTACAACGGCCCCGCCGGCGAATATCCGATCGCCGGCGCCAACCAGGCGGTGGTGGCCACAATCACCGACGCCGATCTGCTGGTCGACGAGGATGAGCGCATCTCGCTGAAGCGCACGCGCTCCGAGCTCGTCAACACCATCGCCGGCACTTACTACGATCCGACCACGTTCTACGAGCCGTTGCCGCTGGCAACGCGCACCGATGCCGACGCTTTCGCGGCCGATCGCGAGCGGCTTGCGGCATCGATCGGCTACGAGGCGGTGACAGACCCGGCCGTCGGCGACCGGCTGAACGACATCGCGCTGCGCGCCAGCCGCTACCAGGGCAATGCCGAAATCTGCCTGCGACCGAAATTCCTTGGCCTCAAGGTCGGCCAGTGGTTCCAGTGGCAGAGCGGCAAGGCTGGCGGGTTCGACAAGACCTTCCAGATCCTGCGGCGCCGGCTTGGGCCTCTCGGTCCCAAGGCCTGCCGTGCCGTTTACCTGACCATTCAGGAGGTCGGCGAAGGCATCTTCGACCCGACCGCCTATCAGACGCTGCCGCCCGATTCCGTGGTGCCCGGCGCCCCGGACTATCAGAGCGAGCTGGTGAACTACCACCTCGATCCAATTATTATGCAGACCGCGACGGGCTCGCAGCGTGCAGCACTTCGGGCTTCGTGGAATGCGATCGAAGACATCACGATCGACCGCGTGGAATTCCAATATCGGCCGGTCGATCAGCCCGACGCCGTGATGGGCGAGACGGCGACAGCCGATCAGACCGTTGCGCAGTTGACGGCCGGCGTCATCTCGTCATCCGACTATGAGGCTCGCTATCGTCTGCAATCGAAGCCGCCGCGCACCATCCCGTGGACGGACTGGGTGCAAGTCACGACGCTCGATGCGCGCCTGGTCGGCGCCGATTTCTACCCCATCGACCTCGGCCAGTTCGCACAGGATATGAAGGACTGGCAGGCCTATACCGGCAATGCGGTTCGCTATGTCCTTGAGCAGCTGGAGGCGGTGGCGACGAACAGCGCCGGCAACTTCCTGGTCGGCATGTCCGACAAGCAGGAGCTGCGGCGGGAACTGCGGTCCACAACCGACGGCGCAGTCGCGCTGTTCACTGAAGAGATCATTACTGCGACCGGTCCCGGCTCAGCGCTCGCCCTCAAGATCGAGGCTCTCGAGGCGACCGTCAACGATCCGGTCACTGGTGTTGTTGCCAGTTCGACCGCCGTGTCGTTGTTGTCGACGACGGTGTCGGCTCAAGCCGGTACGATCGCGGCCAACGCTTCGGCGATCATCGCCTTGCAGACTACCGTCGGCGACGTCTCTGCCGGCTCCACGTTCCGAATGGGCACCGATTACACACCGGCGGCCGGCTGGTCCTCGCGCATCGGCATAGAGGCAAGGGTAACGTCGGGCAGCATGTTCCGCTCGTCGGGCCTGTACATCGAGGCGACGGCATCTGCCTCCCGCATCATCATGGACACCGACCAGCTTGTTATCATGACGGGCGGCGTCGTCACCGCGCTGTTTGATGCCGGCACCGCCTTCATCGCCAATGCGCGCATCCGCAACCTGACTGCGGGCAACATCACCGCTTCCAAACTCGATGCCAGTCAGGTTCTGCAAAACGGGACGCTGATTACCTCTCTTATCGCCGGCAATGCCATTACCGATTGGGGTAATCAGGCGTTTTTTCTTTCGACCGGTGCCAACGGACCCTCATTCGTCACCCGCGTCACAATCACCGTCAACAACACGGGTGCGATTCCCCCTCTGGTCTTCGCCAGGATGAATTCTGTCTACACGGCCGGCGGCGGCAGCAGCAGCGCTACCGTCAACATGAGGCTGGTTCGAACGGTGGGTGGGGTCGATACGGTCCTGAGATCGGTGACCTACAACAGCAACTCCGGGGTTTACGAGCCGGTATTTCTCGATGCGTCCGCTCCGGCGGGAACCTTCACCTATCGGATCGACACCAACCATACGCCCGCTGGCGGCGCCGGCATCACGATCGACTGCTCCGTCACCGCGAACTGGTGGAAAAAATGAGCAAACACCCAAACAGAGGCCCGAAAATGACGACCAATGAACCCGAGACCATGTCCATCTCAATGCAGGTTGCGCTGGAGGAGGAGGTCGAGCGCCTCGACGCGGCGGCGAAGGCATCCAGGAACCGGATCCTGTTCCTGGCGCAGAGCAACGCGAACCTGAAGGCGCGCGTTGCCGAGATGGAAGCGAAGCTTGCCGAGCTGGAGCCGGCCGAGATGCCGGCCAAAAAGCCAAAGGCAAACTGACATGGCTGTTGTTCCGGACTATGTGACGGGCACGATCACGCTGACCAGCGGTTCGGCGAATTTCAGCTCGACGGGCGCCGCGCTGCAATCGGCCGCGATCCGCGCTGGCGACGAGATCCTCCTGCCGGCTAAGGGGCTGGTCCTGGTGATAGCGTCGATCACCGGGGAGAACGCTGGCACCCTTGTCGCAAATTGCCCGGCCGGGGCTGCCGGTGCGGCCCAGCCAATGCGCATTCGTTTCCAGTCGGACGGCTCGCGATTGACTGCGCAAGCGGCCGCGCTGATCGAGGCTCTTGCCAACGGCAATCTCGCCGCCATTGCAGCCTTAACCAGCGCGGCCGACAAGCTGCCTTACTTCACTGGTGTCGGCGTCGCGGCCTTGGCCGATTTAACGGCAGCGGGTCGCGCGCTGCTGGACGATGCCAGCGCGGCGGCACAGCGCGACACGCTGGACTTTGATTTATATGGCATAACCACTCCAACTCCCCCCATCACGGATGCGAACAGCGCTCCATTCGGCTCCTTTACTTTTCTCCTCACCACGGAGGCAGGGGCCGCCGCCGCAAACGTTCCGGTGCTCGGGGGCACATCCACAAACCCAAGGCATTGGTCTGTTGTGACGTTCGGCACCTCCATTCGTGCCGTTCAATATGCGACTGAGGTTTTCGGCATCGGCACCACAAAGGGGCGCACATTCCGCCGCGTGAAGCATGATACGCCGTGGTTCCCATGGGTTGAGCAGATCGGACGCGATCAAATTCTCGGCACGGTATTACAAAGTGCGGGAGCGCCGACCGGCTCCGTCTTTGAAACCGGTAGCAACGCAAATGGTGAATACGTGCGTTTTGCAGACGGAACGCAGATATGCACAAAGATCGTGACTTTGACTTTCGCGGCCTCCCCCGTCTTGAGCGCAACTTGGACATACCCAGCCGCATTCACGACGTCGCCGTCCGTCAACCATACCGTCAACGGCGACGATGTCTTTACGGCAGGCGGGAGCCCGGCGCTTTCCAATACTGGTGGCAACATGATCACCGGCCCAAGCGCCACCTCGGTCGTTCTTCGTCATACCGTCATCGGCGTTACGCCTTACGTCTCAGGTGACGTCGTTGGAACGCGCGCAGTCGCAATTGGAAGGTGGTTCTGATGCACATTTCATTCTCTCCACAGCGCCGTGACGATGCTCTTACCTTGGAAAAGACCGGCGACGTTCTCACCGTCAACGGCGAGCAGTTCAACTTCAATGGGCTTGCCGATGGCGACACAATCAAGCGAGAGGACATTCCGGGCGAGTGGTTCGCGGGCGATGTCACCAAGACCGGTGGCGAGGTTTACATCGTTCTGACCCTGCCGCATGGGCCGAGACCTTCGCGGGCCGTCGCTTTTCCAGACCCGATCGTGGGTACTGAAGACGGGCCGATCGCTGTGCCGCAGGATGAGCCGCCAGTAGAGGAGACCGCCAATGTGGACGCCTGATCCTTCCATCATCAGCACGGCTGCGCAGAAGGCGGAAGAAGCCGCGGTGGCCACCCGTGCCGCTGTCAATGCCGAGCGCGATCGGCGCATCGTCACCGGCAAGACCATCGACGGCATCGCCGTCACCGGCCGGGACGAAGACGCCCGCAACTTGACCAATCTTGCCCTTGGCGCCCAGCTGCGCCTCGGTCAGGGTGACACGGCCACCCTGACGACATTCCGGGACGGCACCAACACCGATCACGACCTGACGCCGCCGCAGGTTCTGTCATTATGGCAGCAATCGGCAACCTATGTCTCGGCGCTCTATGCTGCGTCACGGGTGATCAAGGCCATGGACCCGTTGCCGTCCGACGTGACGGCGGACGAGCTGTGGCCAGCGTTCTAGCCGCCGTGCTTGCCGGCGGTTCCCGAATAGCGGTCATTCGGATTGTTCAGCGTGTCGCGGTAGTCGGGCTGGGCGGCCAGGTCATAATGGTTGGTGGCGCAGCCGGACAAGAAAATCACGGCGGCGACGGCGAGGTGAATTGCCTTTTTCATCGAACTTCCCTTTTTCAGGATCGGGGAGTTCGAAAGCCGCCATGTGGGACAGCCGTATGCACCTTTAGGCTTTCGCCCTGGACATACGCGCATACCTCCCCGACCTGAAAAGGTACGGGCAGAGACGCTCTCCAGCCTGGGCTAGAGAGCGCCATTCACGACCGAAGCCGCCACATGGAGGGGTTTCGACGCCCCAGCCCGCCAATATGACGAACCGGCGCCGAACATAGTCGAATTCAAAATTCAAGCAAGCGCGCGGGCAGGGAAGCCTGGTTCGGCCTTCGCGGAGCATCCAAGCTCCCGCGCTCTAGTACCCCAAGAGGTGACGCAACCCGATGATGGGCAGGTAAACCGTCCAGACCAGGCAGACCAGGATGGCGATAACGACACCCATGGCGGGCGCCCATTCCTGCCATCGCTTCAGCAGCCGCCCGGTCCAGGCTTCCAGTTGAGTTTCCATCGCGGGCCTTCAGCTTGGTTTGCGCAGTACATTGAGAACCACATCGGCATCGTTGTGATAGCCGCTCACCAGCACCTGCCATAAGCCATCGATACGCATGAGGCGCCCGCCGTCATAGGTGTGGATCTCGCCGGCAGACGCGGCGACGTCTTCGCGCATGCCCTGCCGTAGCTCCAGCCACGGTTTCGGCAGCGATACCCAATCCCCTCGGGGTTCGTCGTAATTCATCCCCTGGCCCTCCCCAGGCCGACCATAGCCAATCATCATCCCGAAAGGAAACCCCATGGTCGCTTCACGCGAAAAGGAATCGCTTGCCAAGGTGCTGGCGCACGAAGGCGGCTATGTGAACCATCCGGCCGATCCGGGCGGCCCAACTAATAAGGGCGTCACTCAGCGCGTCTATGACGGCTACCGCAAGGGCAAGGGCCTGGCGAAGCGCTCGGTCAAGAGCATCACCATGGACGAGGTCGGCGAGATCTATGATCGCCAGTACTGGGACGCGGTGAAGGGCGACCTGCTGCCCGACGGCGTCGACTACGTCGTGTTCGATGGCGGCGTGAACTCCGGGCCCGGCCGCTCGATCATGTGGCTTCAGCAGGCGCTTCGCCCGATCTACACCGGCCCGATCGATGGCGTCATGGGCGTGGGCACGCTGGCGGCGCTGAAGGCGGTCAACAACAACGACGCACTGATCGATCGCATCTGCGATGCGCGGATGAACTTCCTGCGCCATCTCGGCACGTTCCCGACCTTCGGCAAGGGCTGGACGGCGCGTGTCGCCGAGGTGCGAGCGATCGGCAAGGCATGGGCGACCGGTGAGAAGCCGCAAGCCGCCAACTTCGTCGACGGCGGCCAGGCAAAGGCGCTGGTCGAGGATGCCAAGGCGGCGCCATCGACAGCGCCGGCCGACGCTGCCACTGGCGCGGGGGCCAGCGGCCTTGGCTTGTCTGGCTACCTCTACGATCTCCAGAACCAGCTTTCGCCGCTGTCCTACATAAGCGAATGGATCGGGAAAGTCGTCGTCGTGGTGGCGCTCGCAAGCGCCGTGTTGGCGATCGGTGGCCTCGGCTATCGCTGGTACGCCAACCGCAGGGCCAAGCGTCTGGCTGAAGCGCTCGGGACCGCGCCAGCATGACCTGGCTCATCTCCCTAATCGCCGGTCTTGTCGGCGTTCCCCGCCCGCTGGCTGGCATCATCGCCTGGGCCGCAATCGCTATCGCGGTCTCAGGCGCTGCTCTCGGCGGCTTTGCACTCATCAAGCACTGGGGCGCCGACGAGCTGCGCGCCAAGATCGAGAAGGAGAATACCGATGCGATCCACAAGGGCATTGACGCTCGCATGTCTCTTGACGAGTGCATCGACGCTGGCGGCGTGTACGACTTCGGGCGTCAGCGGTGTGATGCCGCTACGCTCGGCCCTCGGTAACAGCCTTGCGGGTGCGCAGGGCAAGACAGTCGCCGACCAGAACAAGATCGACCGCACCATGGCACCAGGCTGCGCTGTGAAGCTCTACACCCGCGCAGAATGTGACCTGCACACCAGGGCCAGCGCCGCGCGCCGCGCCGAACTGAAATCATAGCATCGCATCGAGGGCGGGGATGATGCCGACATCAGGAACGAAAAGCTTGGAAATGATGATCGGCGGCTTGCTGCAAGCGACGCAGGATATGCAGCGCGACATCACCGAGATCCGGCGCGACATCAAGGACAGCGATGCCCGAGCGGCGCTCAGCTACGAGCAATCGGAACAGCGCGCCGCTGCCAGCCGGGCGAAGATGTACCAGAAGACCGACGAGCTGGTGGAGCGCGTGAGCGCCACCGAGACGGCGGTCAGCAAGCTCAATGCCGATATGACCAGCGTCAAGGAAGTCACCGCAGAGGTGACGCGCTGGAAGCTGATGGGGCTCGGGGCGCTCGGTGTCACCGGCATGGGAGCAGCGGCGCTGGCTTCGCTCGTTACAGCATACTGGTCGGACATTTGGCGCGTGCTGCGGGGTGGGTGAGAATCCCTAACATCTGGAGAAAATGGAAAGATTAGTGCCTCTCTTAAGGCTAACAAAGCACCTAGTCGGCTTTCCAGTTTAGTGTAAAAGCGTCTGCCGATGGGTGATTTGGGCGGATGAAGAAACTTTCAGCGAAGCAGAGACGACGCCAGATTTATTGGGCGAGGAGACATTTTAGGAAGCCAAGGCGCAAACCTGCCATGGGATTTGTGGTTTCTGCTGCCGGCCAGGAGCGCGTTTTCCTGTCGGCGCCTCGGCGATCGATGCCGTCAAATTTTTGCGTCGTGGAAAACACGACCGAAACCATCAATTTCATCAACAGTCTGCGCCAGAGACTTGTAAAGCCCCCCGTGTCCGGAACGAGGGCTGTTCGCTCCCGCCTTGACCCTAGCCGCCGCTCGCCGGGCGCGCCACGGTGGATTGGTCCCTACATCGACTTCGCAACGATGCAGCACATTTCTCCCGCTTCGGCGCTGATCCTTGCAGCGGAATACGACAGGGCTCGCAGTCTGAGGGCAAGTCGGATTGGGGAGCTCGGCAAGCTTTTCGTCGTGAATCCGCAAGATTGGGACGAGAGTGTGCTCGAGACGCTGTTTGAGGTCGGCTTTTTCGATATTCTCGACATTGCTCATACAATCTCGGCCCCCGACGGGGAACGCCGCATTCTACGATTCCGCAGTGGCAAGGAGAATGATGCGACAGCGATCGGGGGCATGTTGGATGAGATCGAACGCATGTTTAAGGACGTCGGTCTGAACGCAAATGACGCGTGTTTCGAACTGAACGGCGCTTTGGGGGAGGCAATGGAAAATACCGTTCGCTGTGCTTATCCGTCAGGTGGTTCGTTCCACATCCCGCACGTAGGCCGATGGTGGATGACCGGCGCGCTCTCCAAGTCGCTCCGGCGAATGAATGTCGCTATTTTTGATCAAGGAGTGTCGATTCCTGGATCGTTGAAGGGATGGAAATTTTATGGTGGGTTTGCGGAGCGATTTCTAAATGCAGTAGGCATCCCGCCCGATCTGTCGGAACCGAGATATGACGGCAGAGTTATTGAACTGGCCATTGAGGAGTCGGCAACCTCGACAAATTTGGAAAAACATGGCAAAGGCTTGGGTCACATCAAAGCCTTCGTTGACAGTTGTCAGAGCGGTCGGCTCACCATAGTTAGTAGGTACGGCTTTTATATGTACGAAAAAGGCCGGAAACCAGTCGTCAAGAGTCTCAATGCCAATCTTGGCGGTACGTTGGTAGAATGGGATGTGATGATATGACAGCACTGAGCGCTCATACCGGAAGCCTCCCCAAACGCAATTCAGCGATCGACCAGGTCGATGTTGGGAGAGATTTCAGCAAAACGACGGGAGGCCGCTATCGTAAGCTAGGCCCCTTCAGCGGCGAGCAGTTTCGTCAGGAATGGCTTGTGCCGAAAATGAAGTCGGCCATTGAGACCGGTGAACGCTTCCGAGTACGGATCGACACAGTGAGCCGGAGCTACCAGCCCTCTTTCCTCGATGAGGCATTTGCAGGATTGGTCCGCGATGAAGGATTTTCGAAGCCCGATGTTCAGCGGCTTCTTGTGATTGTAAGCGATGAGCCGAGGTTCCAGAAATATAAGGCGTTGGCCGAGTCTTACATCAACTCGGTGAACTGA